GGTCTTGAAAACCGGCATAGGTTAATAGCCTATCCAGGGTTCGAATCCCTGTCCCTCCGCCAAAACATTAAGGGAATCAGCTACTTGGCTGGTTCCTTTTTTTGTTTCTAGGCGTCAAAAAAGGGCGAAAATATAACGAGGGGAACACCTGCCGTTATACTGCTTTCGCTAGACCAGTGCACAATAGACTAATGTCTAATCTTCTAAGAACTCTTCCGCTCCTAACGTACTTACCGTCAACACTCGTTTAGCACGTAGATAGACCTCGGTTGTTCGCCGATCGCTGTGCTGCAAGTTGGTCATTGCGTCGTAACCTTGGTTATCTGCATCAGTTGCGTGCTTGGCGCGAATATCGTGCTCTGTGAACCGTTCAACGTGGCCCTCATGCATGGCTTTACGCATTCCGTATTGCCAGCGGCTATGAAACTTATCCTTGTTGTAGGGCATACCGTCCCGCTTGCAGAACAGCGTGGGGCCTTGCTTGCCACGGCCTAGATTGTCGGCCTTTATCTCCTGCACTAATCGCCTAAGCTCATCGTCCCACGGTATCAGCGCCTGCTTACCTGCCTTACTGCTGCGTAGCACGATACCGTCCGGCGTAAGCTGATCTAGGCGAAGAGTGAGAAGGTCGCGTTGGCGTAATCCGGTTTTGTATTTAAGTAGGGCATAGCGGCGCACCCACGGGGAGGTGAATTTTAGGAAGCGGCTAAATTCTGCGTGTGTGATATAGCGGTCACGCGGCTTGAGCTTGAACTTGGTCACCGGATCGGCGGGGTTGTGTTCGACAATTCCCCAGCGCTGGGCGTACCTATATATGTGCTTGAGCAATGCCAACTCATGGTTGGCCTGCGTTTTAGACTGAACGCCGCGGGCGTCCATATAACGATAAATGTCGTGAACCGTTATATCGCCTGGCTCACAATCGGCAAACACAGCGCGCAGCTTTTTAAGCTCCTGCAGGTTGGAGCGTCTTGTAGCTTCAGCAGGCTTGGCGGGGATTATCTCGGCTTCATAGCGGTCGAATATGCGGCCCATGCCTGCTTTAGGGAATAGCCGCTCTTGCCACTGTTCATACGCGGCTTGGGCTTCCTTAGCTGTTTCTCCCAGGCGTATCCAACTTTTGCCCACCAGTGCTTTCTGGCGGGCGTTACACTTATAGCGCCATGCACCACTTTTCCAATACACCCTGGGAATGCCTGGGTTTTCCTGCGTCATGCGTGTAAGGCCTCAAAATTAGGTCGTTTGGTTTCTGTCGCCTGACTGAGATTTTCGCCGCACAGCACTTGCTCAACATGCCGACGGCCTACAATAAGTGCGCCACTGGCATTAACCTTCCAGCGCACTCCCATGGCATCAAGCGAGGCACATTGCTCCTTGGTTCGCTTGCGGCCAGTCAGGGTCTCTATCTCGCCTAGCGTTAATAACAGGTCCATGGTGGCGTCTCCTTTGGTGGACAGCGAGGCCCAAGCAGGGCCTGTGGGCACAAAAAAAACCGCTCATTGGCGGCGGTAGTCTTTGAATAATCTGGTCGATAATCGCCAGCGTGGCGTATCAGGAATAAGCCGCCGTTTGCGGACTATTGCGGCGACTCGCTTGGCGTTCGGGAGCTGGTCGAGCATCTTGGTACTCCTTACAGCTGACGATAATGCGGTGCTTGCTTGTGCTTAGTATGGGCATTGACGAAAAGTGCAGGTGGCCACAATCGGCAATGGCGTGGCGGCAGGACATACACATCGTTGGTTTTGGGTAATAGCTCATTTCTCTCCTAGGCTACTAGCGATCCAGTTGCTTTGATTTTCGGCAAAGCGTCGATGCGTTCGAAAAGCGTGTCGGCCTTTGCATCGTCGGCTTTCTCGAAGCGATAGAACCCTGCTTTCTTGGCAGCTTCCATGAGGCTAGGAACCATGTTCAGCAGTGCGTCATTAGGCAGTTTTTTGGCGCTGCATGGCTTGCCGTTAACCATCACCACAGCCTCAATTTTTTCTAGGCAGTAGCCGGTGGATGCTTCTGTAATATGGATGCGAGCACTCTCGTCATCGCAACCGAACCAAACAAAAGCTTCGATTGAGCGGCCCTTATGCTTGCCTTCCGTTACTTCAGCCTTGAGATCACCCAGGGCACTGGCCATTTCGATTTTTCCTCCAGCGATTAACGGGCGTTTATCATTTTCGTCATCACCGATGATGTGCGTTGTGATATTCAGTTTCATAATCAGCCTCTGTAAATATCGCCTGACATTGTTTTGCAGCTACCCGCAACGTGCTTACAGCGTATGTCTCCGCTCATACTGCTAACGCTGCCAGTCACATCACCGCATGTGATATCACCGCTTTGCGTTTTGGCGCTGCTGCAGCTCCCTGTAACGCTGACACTGCCAGCGGCAACCTCTACTTTGTCGGTGTCACCATGAATTTCAACGGTGACAGGGCCTACTAGAGAACTGCTTTGCACAACACCATCAACAATTACTTTGCCATCGCTATTGATCACTACGTTGTTGCCCACAAAGTCGCGGCCATCAATCGTGATGCGGCTTCGGCCTTTACCACTCGATTGGAAAATCCTCACGCTTCACCTCGTAGCGCTTTGATATCGTCGTCACTCAGGCCGGCGGCTTTGGCACGATTTAGCGCTTTTTGCTTTCTCTGCTCGGACGCGCGCTTATCCTGAAGCTCCCTCTCTGCTGCTCTATCATCTAAATTGCGTTCATGAATGCGGCATGGGGCAAGCCACGAGCAGGGTGTGGCGTAGTCTTGGTTGCCGATCCGTATAGCCACTGTCGGCACAATGCCGCAGTCAGAGCCTTGAACGTCTTTGCCTTTTCCCAAGCGGCGAGCTGTTGATTCAGCTTCGCATACCGCCATCACATAATTTGGCCCACGACCTTCTGTGCCATCGGCGTTACGGATGACGGCAAACACTTGCTTGGTTTCAATGATGGCGGGCTTTTCAAGCAGCTCTAGCACTGCCTCGCTAAGTTCGTGCACCTCAGACATGCTGAGGTGCTGGCATTTGCTGCCTGGCTCTGTAAGCCGTTCTGCCAACTCTTTCAGACGCTCATTCATAGATGCCTCCTAAATTTGAATGACCCCGTATCGTGGGGCTTACGGCTTTGCCTATGCCTACTGATTAACAGTCAACTCGGCCCGCGCAGGCTGACCCCATGCCAGCGGTTGCGGGGTAGAGCTAAGGAGGGCGGCATATCTCAGCTGCACTGGCTTATTGGTACAGATAAACCACGCGCCTCCCGAGCCGATGTGCAAGCGGTTAGGCGCGATGAGTCATTTAAAAGGGGATTTCGTCGTCGAAGTCGTCATATTGCGCAGGGTTGGGCGCTCCGTAGGGGAGCTGCTGCCCTTGTTGCGGTTGCTGTCCCTGTGGTGGGCGCTGGTTCTGGGGTGGTTGTTGGTAACCACCATTATTAGCCGGTGCCTGCCCATTACTTTGCTGCCGGCTCGGCTTGAAACATGACATCACCACGCTATCGCGGTTTTCAGGATTGGGCAGGCCTGCTGGGTTAAACCAACGGTGCAGGATAATGAACTCGCTACCGTCGTCGTTCTTCATCAGAGCGCCGACATTTTGCCAGCGGCCCTTCGTTTGACCTGATTGCCGATCCTGGTATTCACCAGTCTTAACAGCAATGTCGCGTAATTTTTGAGCCATATGACCTCCTAATAAAAAGGCCCCGTGGGGCCTAGTCGTGGGTGATCTCTTAGCGCGGCGCGTCGGCGTGCAAGATCATTACGTCATCGCCTAACGTCTCTTTGATGCTGGCCATGGTCTGCGCGAATGCATCTTCTAGCAGTCGCTCAGGGCGCAGTAGGTCGAACCACATCACTAATTGCCCGTCACCGATGCGATAACGCAGGCGCGCGTCTAGCGCATAGTGGTCGCCGCCTTCGAATACAGGAATGCCTAGCTTGAACACTTCGGGAATCTCAATCGTGCCTTTGCCAGCTGTGCCTTGAATTTCCTCACTGTAGGTAATCTGTACCTCTCCGTTATCCAGGCGCACACCGCTTTGGAAGTCGACTTTCTTTTTGGCTTCTAGCGTCCGGCTAACCATGAGAATGTCGCTGCCGTTGGGCTCTTGAACGTCCGGCAAGTTGTCTTCGATGAACTTGGCGAAGTCGTGTTGCGACATTTTCTTGCCGTCTGCTTTCGACCACGTTTCCCAGCTGCGTGAGTGAGGGCAAGCGTAAGTAGCGCGATGGCCACCCCAGGCGGGCGTATCCTTGTCAGGATGGTCGATCACTGCAGTAAAGCGCGTATGGGATAGGTCGGCGTATACGCTCGTTGCTTCGTTCTTGAAGCGATTAACGTATCGGGTGAAGTCGGCGGCGTTATGAATGGTGACCGTTTGGGCTGTCCTACGCGGGGTAAGACGGTACTGTTCAAGGTCTTCAATGCGGTAGCCTTCTGGCACCATGACGGCTTGATCTTGCTCGGGGTTAAAGCCTGCTAGTTTTGTGCCGGCGGCTAAGGCATCTGCTACGAAAGACTGTTCCATGGTTATACCTGCTTCAGTTGGGTGGGCTTGGTTTCTTCAGCGAGCTTTTTGGCCTCTCGCTTTTGCAGCTCTACCTCGCGTAAATCCATCTTCTGTTGACGCGGGTCTTCAAGCTGAAGCTGCATGTTGGCGTCTTCAAACATGACGCTTGCGCCGCGATCAAACTCGGGCAGGCGCTTTTTGATTTCGTCCGTGATCATGTACATGCCCGGCATGCCTTTCTCCGGCTTGATCTTCACCTTCAAGGTAATCTCCGCCATCTTGCCGGTCTCCTTGCAGCGATCCTGTGCTTCTACCAACACTTCGGAGAGCTCTTCGAGTGTTTGGCCGCGCCGTAGCTTGGCCAGCATCATGGTGAATGCCTGCGGGTTAAGTTCCATTGCGAGTTACCTCATTGAGGTGTGGTGAGTAGGGCCAGCGGCCCCAAGGTATGGGATAAGTTAAGCGGCTTCCGGTTTCGCGGCGGGGTGACCTGCACATGAGCCATCTGGATTGCGGTTGTCGCAACTGCTATCACAGACCAACACTTGGTTACCTTCTGCGAGCATTTGTCGAAGCTCTTTGCGAGCTCCGTCCACGCCTTCAGGATGTGTGACGATATCGCCCAAGCGTTTATCGCCATAACTGAGCAACACGCTCACAGGAATATGGATATGAAAGGTGGTTGGTGTGTTGGATAACTTCATTTAGGAGTCCTCTTCTTGGGCAATATCGGTGGCGCACGTCTGACAAAGTGCTTTATTGCCGTGCTTGCCAAACCCTCCAAGCGCCATAACATCGCCATCTTGAAAAGGGGTGTTACAGGCAAAGCAGCGGTTATACTTTTTTCGTTGTCTTTCACGCGCCTTTCGAAATTCAGGCCCGTAGACCGTGAATTCCTGCCTTATCCACTCCGGCGTGTAGGTGGTAGTGACTGTTTTAGTGATCGACTTCATGCGGCCTTGGCTTCGTGGTCGAGCAGGTGCCAGTAAACTTCCATGCAAGCGCGGGTATCGGCCATAGCGCTGTGAGCATTCTCCAATTGCTTATCGGTGAAGAACTCATAGGCTTCAGATAGCTTGGGCGACTTGTAGCCATACCGGCCTTTGGGAAGCATCTGCATAATGGGCTTGGCCAGAAGCATAGTGTCGGCAAACTCGTCTTTATCGGCCCAAGCCTCTGCGTCGCCTTCGCTCATATAGCGTTTGGCGGCTATGCGAATGATGCGCTGATCAAAGGTGCGGTTGTGGGCTACCCGTGGGTAACGGCCCCAAAGTTGGAAGAAAAGGTTGAGAGCGAGGGATTCATCTACACCGACAGCGGCAGCATGCTCATGTGTGATGCCGTGAATATCAGATACCTCAACCGGAATTTCCCAGCCATCCGGTGCAATGATCAAATCCAGTGTGGCGATTTCCTTGCGCGTGTCGGTGTCTGCAAGGATTGCGGCGAGCTGCACCAAGTGTGGCTGGTGTTCGCTTTCGCTGGGAGATTTCCAGTCAGGCAGGCCAGTGGTTTCAGTATCGAAGAAGAGAACAGGGTTCATAGTAGGCTCCAAAGAAAAGGGGCCTTGAGGCCCCTTGTGGTAGGAAGTATTAGTTGGTTAAGCGGCTAGTTGATCCATCGCTGCGGAATAGCCGGACCAGTTATCGACGCCCATGGCTTCTAGTGCGCGCAGCTTGGCTTGGTCGGCTAGCAACTGGTCATACTCGCCGCGGCTGATGGTGACCGTTTCGGGTTTGGCTGCGGTGGGCGCTGGCTTAGAGTAGGAATCAGCGGCAGCGCTGAGGCGGCTTGTATTAAGCGGCTTATGCTCAGCAGCGGCGGGCAGGGGAGCTGGTTCAGGTTGAGGTTGAGGAGGTGGGTTTCGTTTGGCTTCCTGCTCTGCCTTGAAACGGCGCAGCTCTTCAAGTTCTCGCTGTTCAGCCTCGCGCTTGTCGTTTTCTTCGCGTAAGCGGCGACGCTCTGCTTCTACCTCGGCTTGCTCGGCAGCCAGGCGCTCTTTCTCAAGAGCGCGGCCGTGCATTTCGCTGATGTGCTGCAGTACTTCCGCTTTTGCGTCCTCGGCCTCTTTGGTCACGTCAAAATAGCCGTCGGTGTCGATGTTCACGGCTGCATCATGCAACTCTGCTAGGCCGGTAGAGCCTAGTCCTACCGCTGTATCTCGGTAGCTGAGGATTTCGACCTGGATGCGTTCGCGCAGCTTGGCGATGCGCTGTTGCTTTTCACGCTCAGCGCGCTCGTCCTCGTGCTGCCTTGCGTCTCTCAGCGGCTGCTCAATCTCTTTCAAATCAGCAGTTAGCCGCTTGCCGTAGTTATTAACTTGGTCAATAAAGTCGCGGTGTGGCTTAGTGATTTTTTTGCGACGTTCTTCTGTCTTGGTGCGATAGCCGGTAAGCTCTTTGATCCCTTTTTTGCAGAGCTCATAACCCTCTTTGGTCTGCACATTGGGCACAGTTCCGTACTTCTCACGCAGCCCTGCAAGGGCCTGCTCTACGGCATTAAGCTCAACAAGTTCGCCTTTGTAGTCGGTGTTGGGGGCTGCGTTAGTCATGGGTCGCTTCCTCTTTTTGCTGTTTGGCTTTTTCTTGCTCGGCATAGACGCGGGCGATACCTTCATCGCGTGCTTTGATGATCATGTCTCTGCCTTTGTCAGCTTCCACACGGGCAATGCTGGCTTTATCAGGCAAACGATTGAGGATGCCCGTTGAAGCAAGCTCGATGCTTTTGGGATGTGGGATTTTGTTGCGCAGGGTGTCGCATTCACGCTTGAGCCAGTCGGCATAATCCTGCCGAAGCTTGTCTATCTCAGCGTCTTGGTTCTCAGCTACTGCGATGCGGGTAGCTGCTTGCTGTGTCTTGGTGTAGTCCTTGTTGTCGAACTTGCCGTAATAGACGTCAGCGGAGAACCCGAGAAGGCTTAAGCATTTCTTGATGGCATCGGTAACCGATTTTTTAGCCGGGTCTTCGTCTGTTACCCAGTAGTTGCCTCTCGTGTAATAAACGGCGGGCGTGTGGCCATACTGAGTGATTTCGCCTACTTGGCCGTTCCACTTGTACCAAAGTGCAAGACGAATCGTGTGGGTTAGCTCATGACCTAGCAGCTTTTCTTTTTTGGTGTCGTAAACGGGCGCGCCTTGATCAAAGCGATCTACTTCAATTCGATAGCCCCAACCGATGCCTATCGGGCCAAACTTTCTCGTGGCCTGTTCGATGACATGCATAGGTTCAAGAGCGGTTAATTTTTGCCCTTTAACATCTTTGTTCTTGATAGCCGTTGTCGGCGTCGTATTTACATCGCGCCATAGCTCTAAGTGGTCGGCGCTATCGACAACGCGATAGCGTCCGGAAGGCACGCGTAAACGCGGCTTCTCGTTGGTTGGGTTCATGGTTTATACTCCCCAGTGATCTATCTCGACATTGATCAATGGCCCCTAACGTGTTCGCGCACGAAAGGGGCTTTTATTTGTTCAGCAGTTGGTTTGCTTGCTCGATAGCGGCTTTGTACGTGGCTAAGGGGGCAGCTCCCATCTTGGCAAGCCCTACTAAATTGCGCAGGGATTCACGTATAGCCTCGGCATCGTTGAGCAACTTCCCTAACTCGTCATGGTCGCGGTGGTCTAGGCGCTTACAGCCATTCGTGACGGTGTATACCGCTTCGCCGTGAAGGTTATAAAAGCCAGCGCCGGTAATTCGCCACTTGCTCATGCGGCCCTCCAGCTTGCTTCCATTTCGGCGCGGTCTTCTTCCTCGCCTAACAGCTCGTCCTCGGCTACATCTTTTGCCCATGAGTACAGCACGCTTTGTCCAGAGACCGGCTGGATATAGGCATTGACCATTTCTGCAACGGTGGTAGTGGGCGTGAGCTCATCCATCGCGCTGGTCAGATCACCAACTTCGTCAAGGTAAGCGGCAAACTTAGCTACGCCTTCGGGATCGCCGTCGTGTATAGACTCAGAGATGGTTTCAGCGCGAAGCTGAATTTTCGTTTCACGTCTCATTAGGCGCTCCAAAGCTGAAGGAGTGGGGCGGCTGCACCAGCACGCCGACTGGCATACGCTTCCATGCGGGCCGCATTGGCGCGGTCGGCGGGATTGCTCAAATCTGGTTGGAAAGGGCGACTGGCCAGCTTTGGCCGTTGGCCAACCGCATAGCCTTTGGCGCGTCGCTGGGCGCGTTGCTCAATCTGGGCGGCGTTCATGTCGTTTCACCTTGAAGATGAGTGAAATAAGGATGGTGTTGCGTTACGGCTTCTAGCGAAGGGTGGACGCGGCTCTCACCGCCAAACCTCACGTAACGATTTCTCAAGCCGCATATCAGCTAAGCGCTGATCTAACTCCAAGCGCCGTCGGTAGCGGATGGCGGCGTCATCATCCGCTTGGCGCCGTAGCTTTTCTTTACTGATTGCCTTAGTGGGTAGATTTGCCATAAAGCCTCCTGTGTAGTGCGCGCTGCCTCGAGTCTCTCGCAGTGCCAGTGCAGTGAGTCGGTGTAGGGAAGCAGCGCGGGCATGGCAACGATGCGCTGCCATGCCATTAAAAAAGCCCGCTGGGAGCGGGCAAGCAGGGAGTTGATGCGGGTGCATCGATATGCTGCCTGGCGCTTCCCCATAGCCCATGGCAGATACAGGGCAAGCAGCATACCGATGCCGCCTGTATTCTCATCCCAGGCGGCAGGCATTCAGTGGCACTATCGCAGCTCCCGCGTCTTAGTTATCCTGAAGTTTCCACACACCAGGAGCTAAAAAATGGAACAACCACCAAAACAGCCGAGGATTGCGGCTCTGACAGATGTAGACTTTGCTGAACAGCACGAAGAATTAATGAATTGTTTGACTGATTTGGCTTTCAAGGCTGGTCCAGAAGGAATGAGTGATGTGACAAGAGCCAGCTCGGCACTAACAAACCTTCTCTCAAACCTCAGCGCTCGTATGCAAGTGTTAGAACAACTTGCTATTCGAGACGGCAAATACCCCACTGAATACGAATAATGCGGCATTCGTAAAAGGTTGGCTGTCATCGCCTGCGGTGGCGGCCACCTTATTCATTAGCGCCTGCTCAAGGTCTCGCTGTTGTTTTCTAAGCTTGGTAATCTCAATCTCTTTTTGCTGTATAGCCTCTTGGTTTTGTTGGGCTGCGAGGTAGAGTTCTTTCAGTTCTTTGCTCATAAACGATCTCCTTTGTAATTCGTGAAACACGCTGAGTCCGATCCGCACGGATTCTCGGCTTTCACCGATATATTCTTTTCTGCTCACACAGCTTCAGCGTGCTTCCGAATGCCCACTCTTTGAATGGGCCATTTCGTCCCAGATTTTCGACAGCCCTGGGCGGCGTACTCCTAGCGAACTCTCGCGGCGTTACCCGCTACGGCTGGCTAGGCTCATCATGTTGTTAAAGAGCGTGGCCTGTGAGGGCCTGAACATGTTGCGCTGTGTTCGTGCTAATAAAATTAGCTTGATGCTAAATATTCGTCAATAGCAAAATGCTAATTTTTTTATTTAGCGCATAAAAAAACCGCCTCGATGGGCGGTTATTCATATTCAATTTTTTGCTTATTAGCCGTCACATGCGCAACCGCGTGGCCTTGTGCAGTTGTAGCTTCGGCTAATGCAGGAATTACCGCAGGCTTTTCCTTTGCGGCATACGCGGCAGCATCCTCCCTGTGCAATATTTAGCTCTTCAGGAAATTTCCCAAGAGACTGTTCGCATGCTGCATCGTCAAACTGTGGGGTATCGGGCAGTGCTTGTATATGCTGCTCGGGATGGGGCGTGGCGGCGGTAGGCTTTGTTGCAGAAGCTGGCAAAGCTATGAACAATGCCATAATGATAATAGCTAGAAATTTAGCCATCGGTATTCCCTCAAAGTATTTATGATATTTAAGGTTAGCCACATCAGAGCGGTTTAAGGAAGAGTAAAAAGCCAATATTTCGAGTGATCGAATCAAAAGCTAATGTAATATTTAGCATCAGATATTAGAGGTAAGGTCTAGCATTTATGGATCAGGTTGATGTAGCCGCTCACCTAAATAATAAAGACAGAGGAAAGTTACTGTTACCAGTTGGGAAAAAATTAAAAATAAAATATAGATGAATGTGTACTTCGATAAAAAATATAGGTCTTCACTCAATAGGTTAAAAGAAATGGCATTTAATGATGGGCCAAGGCCTATTAATACAAGAAGCAAAATAGACTCTGCAGTTAAAAATGAAAACGTTAATGCTAAAAACCTTCTCCTTGTGAGGGATATGATGCCACCTAATGGGTCTTTCATAACCGGAGTAGGGTCCGGCATATGCTTGTCTATGTCATTTCTATTAAATACAACAATAGCGGAAAGAGCTGCGATATAAAAACCAGGTAAAATGCTAACTAAATTTGATATATCGTTCTTTAAAAAACCCCAAGACAGCAGATCTCCTGTATAATGATCTCCAAGGCCACTAATTAAAGTAACGATTGTAGCTAAAGAAAAAGGTAGTGCCCAATCAACCAGCCATTTAGAATGATGCTCAATACGTAAGTAAGCAAATGGTCTCAGAACAGTTTGTGATAGCATCAGCGTATCCTCAAATGATACTTCATACTATTAACAATTGTGGGGACAATCTGGCTATATGAAGTATTGTCAGCATTATAGTTTAGAGAGGCTGTTTTGTTGTAATATTCGCAGTTGGTAGGGTCTTGCTCTGATAGGTCAAAGTCCGCTGACTCAGTGCCTTTAGTTTGACCTGGGGGTTTGAACCGCAATTTCGCCCGATCTAAATCGGGATGGGTCGATTTTAATGACTTAAGAAAAGTCTTCAGGCTGCCCATTCTAGAGCCTTGAGGAGCATTAAACTCCATTTTAACATGAGTGGTCTTTTCAGTGAAATATCCAGCTTGATCCCAGTTTTTGAATTTTTGACGTGAAATTAATTCTAAGCCAGATATTTTGCCATTTTCTATATCGTTTTTCATTTGATGCGATGGAACACCATCTACATGTACGATAAATTTAAATTTACATTTTCTTGGTTTTCCAGTGCTATCTTTTGAGCCATCAGGATGATTGTACTCAAAATCTAAAGGGTTTTTTACTTTGGCACTTCTAAATGCCTTGTTAATTAAGTTTGTCAGGCGTAGCTTACTAAATCCAGCTACTTTTTCGACGATCATCTCGCTGTCGCCGTTAACTACGTCTCTTTTGATTAATACATGGCATGAAAACTCCATCTTTTCATCTTGTTTTTTAGAAATTTTGTTACGAGTTCCTGCTTTGTCATTATAATAAGTAGGGTCTGAGTAGCGGTCTGTAGTGAAATTAAATAATATCAAAATGTATTTTTTTTGGATGTCATAGTCTAGTATCACAAATTTTTCATTTTTAGTTTCATAAAATTCTCCTTTGCTGATTCCTTTTATTAAAAGATCAGAAGCTCGGCTTATAATGGCCGATGATGGCTTAGGGTAAGTTTCTTTGCTTTTTAGTTTGTAAGTGTGAACTAATTGATAAGAAAGGCTAAAAAAAGAAGCTTTTCTTTCTTTGGTGATCATGATTTTATTCCCTTAAATAATGCATGTTCTTAGTTTTAATATATTAATGCTAGTCAAATACTTCCCACCAGAACACTCGTCCGATGATCTTCGGAGCATCGGGACCCATAAGACTGTGCATTTCTTCCGGGTACTCATCTGAGTTGTCGCTAACAAGACGCACGCGACCTAAAGGCATTTTGTAAAGACGCTTGATACGCAGCATGCCACCGTGATCAAGGGCATAAATTTTGCCATCGATGATATAGCGAGTGCCTTTATCGATAGCGATAGGGGAGCCATCGGCAATCGTTGGTTCCATTGAGGTGCCGGTAGCGGTGGCACATGCCGCGTTTTCTGGAGATACACCGCGCTTGGCAAGCTTTGACAGCGGGAAGCGCATCGTATGCCCATGGTTCTCGATTACCTGAGTGCTGCCATCACCAGCTGCAAACTCCACTTCTCGGAAGCAAGGAAGTTCAACCTCGTCATCTCTAAGCGGAGTGTCCTCATCCAGTATTTCCGTGTCGTGAAGCTCTAGTTCATTAGGCCCCCGAGGCTTATGGATAAAGCTCGCACCTGCGTTGTGGCTATCGATATCGGAATCAGCGTGCGTCCTATCCAACCAGCCAACAGGCAAACCTTCCGCGCGTTCTATTTTGCGCGCGAGCGTATCCCCCAAATTCCTCACTGACTTTTTCGAGGTTATCTGGCTGAGCGTAGAGGCTGATGTATCCCATTTGTCAGCACACGCCGCTTTTGTGCGTGTCTGCATGAGTTTCAGCAAGTTTTCTTTGCGAATTTGGTAAGCGTCCATGCCTGGATATTCGCAGTATTTAGCAGAATGATAAATATGCAAAATGCTAATCCTTGCTTGATTTTAAATTAGCGCAAAGCTAAATTGTTTAGCATTAAACAGGAGATGCCATATGTCTCATCAATTACGAACTTGGCTTAGCAAAACATCATCCGATCAACGACAGCTGGTAGCAGAGAGCGCTGAAACGTCAGTGGCTTACCTCTGGCAGCTCTCGGGTGGACACCGGAAAGCATCACTTGAAATGGCCAAGCGACTTCAAGACGCCACAGATGGTGAGCTGACTATTGAAGGCTTGCGCCCCGATATTTTTGGCGATCCAGCAACACAGGTCGCCTAACCCCAACCGCCTGCCTGTGAAGGCCGCGATCTCAGCAAAAACGAAGAAGGAAGCCTCAATGCTGAACCGTGAACCTCGTATTCCCACTACCCGCAAGGCGGAAGGCGAGCACCTGGATAACCCTGCTCGCGTGCGCTTTAAGGATTCGGAATACCTCGCGCTGGAACAGGTGGCCGAAATGCGCCACGGGGGCGTTATCTCCCATGCAATACGGGAGTGCGCCTTAGTGGGCATGGAGGTGATTAACCTCCGGCAAGACGTGCTGCTAAAGCGATTGGCCGAAGGCCAGAGCATGCAAGCCGCACAAGACGACATGGTGGAAGCCCTCATGGCGCACCTCATCGAAAACCGCATCACTGAGCAGATGATGCAGCGCTTACGCGCCTAGCAGAAGGGCCGGATTAGGTCCGAGGAGTGACTGTGAACCGTGCAGCATTAACGCGCACTTATCGGCGCATGACGCCACAGCACCAAGAGGTGGTTGCACAGGAAGCATCGCGGCGCGGGGTGGCAGTAGAAGACGTGATGCTCGATCACGCGATTGCTATCGCGGGGCCGCTGAAGGATCAGCTTTACAGCTTACGGCGTAAAAAAACGTTGCGAGCGGTTTAGTGCCAGCGGGCTAACGCCCGCTTTTTAGGGGCGATATGAGGCCCTGTCAGGTCGTCTTGAGATAAGCCATAAACGACAAAGCCCAGCAATAAACGCTGGGGAGCGTGCTGGGCTTTGAAGTACTTAACGTAAGGTAAAGATTAATGCAGAAGTCAAACATCTACAAGTTTCCCAACCAAATTGATCCAAAGCGCTTTTTCGCTAAGGCAGGCTGGGTTTATGTGCTGGAAAATGGGTGTATGCCCGATATTTACAAAATCGGCAGGACTACTGGGAGCGTAGGGGTTCGTATGAACCAGCTCTTCGCTACAGGCGTGCCGATGCCTTTCGACTGCATGTTTGCTGAGTGGTTTGCCGACTGTCATACCGCCGAAAGCTTTATCCATCGTCACTTGGAAGAGTGGCGTATTGGATTTAACCGAGAGTTCTTTGGAGCGGAGCTAAACGCCATTCGGCATGCATTCATGAGCTACTCAGCCATCGGAGAAAATATTCCCGACTCAATGGTAGACCTGTATACCATCCGCCGACGTCAGGCAGAGAGCAAAGAGCGCGTTAATGGTGCGTTAGTGGCTCGCAATAAGCGCGACTCTGCTTGTATGGAGGTGCCTTTCTAATGAGCCTGATGATGATGGACCAAGCCTTTAAGGTCAAAGTCGGGAACCCTGCGCGTAAGCTCGTTCTGATCAAGCTGGCTGACAATGCCAACGATGATGGCGAGTGCTGGCCAAGCATTGGCTACATCGCTAGAGAGTGCGAGATAGGCGTCAGCACCGTGAGAGCTCACATCAAGGCATTGGCAGACGCAGGATTTCTGACTATCAAGCATCGCCGTAGCGGTGAGTTAAACCAAAGTAACCTCTATCAACTTACCCTCAGCAAGGGTAAGCCAGTGCAGCGTGCCAAGCCTTCGCGTCCTGGAAAACAGAAATGGAAAATCGACCCCCTACAGCCGTTGAAGTACTACAACGGCTGTACCACCCCCCTACAGCCGTTGAGGTACCCCCCTACAACCGCTGAGGGAGGGGTACTACAGCCGCTGTACCCAGAACCTGTCATTAAGAACCAGTCATTGAACCTGTCAAAGAACCCTATATGTGCAACTGCGTTGCACGAGGGGTTCGAAGCGTTCTACTCGGCAGGTCTTCCGAAGAAAAACCGAAAGAAGGCGGAGACTGCATTCAGGTCTCAAGCCAAGAAGCATGGTGACCCGCTCGCCTTTGGAAAAATGTTAGCTGAGAACATCAAGGGGCGTCTTGGTACCGGTGAGCTGGGTTTCGATGCCATGCACCCGAGCACCTACCTGAACCAACAGCGCTGGCTCGATGAAATTGGTGCAGCGTCTGGCAACTGCCCCTTTGAGGAAATTATCGACCTGTGGGCAGACGTTATGCCGGAATTTCGTCAGCACGCCAAAGAGCTATGGCCTGGGAGCAAGCGAGCTGCTGACCTGGAAAACCGGTGGAATGCTGGGTTCGTGATCAAACACGCCAAGACTGGTAAGCCGCTCTACTCGACGTATGAAGACGGTGTCGCTTGGTGGGGACGGTTCTTCGCTTTTCTGCGCAAGTCCGAGCTACTGATGAACGGCACAACATGGCTATCCCTGGAGTGGGTTGTCGAGCGGAATCACTTCGACGCCATCCTTGAACTGAAGTACCACGGGGGTGATGCATGAGTCTGCGCAGCCTAGAGGCCGAGCAGAGCGTCATTGGTGCCTGCTTACTTGATAATCGATTGATCGACAAAGCCACTGACATTATCCGCCACAGCGATTTTTCAGCACTGGAAAACCAAATCATTTGGTCAGCCATCGTACGGCTTCGTAATGCAGGCCACGCCTGTGACGTGGTAACCGTCTCTGAACGTTTGGAAGCGGACCACACTTATGACGAAGTAGGTGGCCTTGCTTATTTAGCTGAAATTGCTCGACACACACCTAGCACATCGAATGCTCTTACCTATGCGGGCATCGTTGCCGACTTGAGTAGCCGACGGCAATTGCTAGGCGAGCTTTCCAATATTGAGTCAATGGCCAGTGATAAAGCCCGAGACTTAATGACCATTGTGGATGATGCGCAAGGCCGTTTGGCTCGCCTGATCCGTGCCGACGCTGATCAGGCTGGCCCAATGTCAGCTGATCTTGCTGACATGCTTGATGAGATAGACCGCAAATGGAATGGCGAAACAAGCGCGATGGGGCTGAGCTTCGGCTTGAATGACTTAGACCACCGAACGATGGGCATGCACCCGGGGCAGTTCATTCTAGTGGCTGGTCGTCCTGCAATGGGAAAGACAGCTTTCGCTCTGAACATCATGCGCGCTTGTTGTGTACGCGATAAGCGGCCTGCGCTGATTTTCAGCATGGAAATGGATCGCCAAGCCTTGCGTAATCGCATGGCCGCCGCGGTTGGCAATCTTCCTCTACAGGCTATCAGAGACCCGAAAGGGCACATGACCGATGAGCTTTGGCCGCGCATGGCTAGTGCTATCCAAGGCCTCAAAGATGCACCACTTATAGTCGATGACCGCGCAGCTATGACGCCTAGTCAGGTGCGTGGTGCCGCAAAGCGGTGGCGTGACCATTTCGGCCAACTGGGTGTGGTGATGGTGGACTACCTCCAGCTGATGAAAGCAGATGGTAAGCACGGGAACCGAGAACAAGAAGTCGCTGAAATGAGCCGCGCAATGAAGACCTTGGCTAAAGAACTAGGGTGTCCGGTCGTTGCGCTCTCACAGCTAAACCGCTCGCTTGAACAGCGTCCAAACAAGCGGCCAATGATGAGCGACCTGCGTGAATCCGGCAGCCTGGAACAAGATGCAGACCTAATTCTGTTTCTTTACCGCGACGAGGTTTATCACCCCGATAACATCGAAAGCAAAGGCGTTGCCGAAATCATTATCGGCAAACAGCGCGAAGGCGAGACTGGCACGGTCTACGCCAATGGACGATTAGGGCATGCCCGCTTTGACGACTTAGATCATGAAACCGTTAGCCGAATGATCGAAGGCACAAAGCCACAGCCGCGCAAACAAAAATCAGCCATGGCGGAGTTTTGACGATGAGCATTCCTGCGAGTGACGTACTTAGCAACGCTGAAATCGAGACTTTGAAGCGCAAAGGTTGGGTGCCAAGCCGCTATTTTCCATCCACTGACGAGGTGTTACTAACTCATAACGGCGCGCCTTACGGGTTAACGCTGTCAGAGGTTCGCCAAATGGCCAGCCTTAGCCTTTTAGAGCGAGTGGGAAATTGGATCATGCGAGGTGCGGCATGAACAAGCAAAAGCCATTTGTTAGCCGTGCATCGTCAGTTCAGGAGGCGTTAGCAGCGGTTGCGAAACTCCCGCGCGTTCTGACAGATGCCATCCAGCTATGGGGAGACGTGGAGATCGTGGTGCGTAAACGCCAGGTGAAGCGTAGCACTGATCAAAACAAGCTCCAACGTAAATGGCTCCTGGAGGCAGAAGCCCAAGGCGACCACACCGCCGAGGAGTACCGCGGCTTCTGCAAGCTGCACTTTGCGGTACCCATCCTACGTTGGGAACTGCCCGAGTTTAAAGAGAAGTATGACCGGATCGTTAAGCCGCTGCCGTATGAAGCCAAGCTGGAGCTAATGCAAGAGCCGCTGGACTTCCCCTGTACCCGCTTGATGAGCAAAGACCAGAAAACCCGCTATCTGGATGCTGTGTACCAGCACTTTACTGGCCTGGGGATGCGGCTGACTGATCCCAATCTACGTGGCTTCCGTCCGGACGAATACAAGGAGGTGGCGTGATGCTCAAGCAAAAGCCCTATCGCAACCGCAAGTATTTGGACTGGGTAAAGCGGCAGCCGTGCGTAATTTGCGGCGCTCCTGCCGACGACCCGCACCATATTATCGGCGTTGGCCATATGAGCGGCATGGGAACCACCGCACCTGACTCAATGGCGATGCCAGTGTGTCGCCAGCACCATGACGAGATACATCGCACGCCTGAGATATGGGATCAGCAGTGGGAGTGGGTGGCAAGGACACTAGACCGAGCAATCAGCGAGGGAGTGATATGAGCAGGAAGCTTTATGCAGCACACGGCAAAGAGCAGACCTTGCAGGAGTGGGGTGAAGAGCTTGGCGTTAAATGGAAGACCCTATGGGCGCGAATCAGCAAGGGGATACCTGTCGAAGAGGCGTTGAGTCCCCGTTACGTGAAGAAGAAGCCGCCCCGAGATGCCAGCAAGCTGATCGAGAAGATATGCCAAGGGTGCGGCAACGCTTTCTTGATTCCGCGTTGTCGTGACTGGCGAGAGCATTCTTGCTCATCGATATGCAAAAGGCGGGCTAGAGAGATCAAGTCGAAAGAATTACGAGACTCTAGAACAAAACAATGTATTGCCTGTGGGGCTTCATTCTTTGCCAAGAAAAGCCAGTTAGACGCTGGCCAAGCAAAGTATTGCAGTTACAAGTGTTCTATCGAAAACGCACTTCACCCTGCGGCGCATACACCCGAGGTTAGAGAACGAGCCCACAAAACATTTATGGGCAAGCTCGCAGCTGGGCAAGTGACTATCTATCGCGGCCCTGAAAGCCCTAGCTGGCGTGGCGGGCCTGAGGCTGCTAGGCGAAGGCAGGTCGAGACAGGCAAGTCGGCCGAGAGGCTTCGCAAATGGCGCAAAAAGAACAAGCACAGGGTTAAAGAGTGGCGAACGAGCCGCCGTATGGCTAAAGGTGAAAAGCTTCCTTACGGGACTATTCCGAAGCTTGGGAAGTTGCAGAAATGGAAATGTGCAATCTGCAACAAGGGCATCAAGCGGAGTTATCACGTCGATCACATTATGCCGTTAAAGCTCGGCGGCAAGCACCGGCCCGAGAACATTCAGCTTTTGTGCCCATCCTGTAACGTCAGGAAAAGCGCGAAAGACCCTGTGCGCTACATGCAGGAAAGAGGCTTCTTACTATGACACTGGATCAACTAGCTAGGCGACAGCTAGTTAAGGCGGTGAAATGATGATTGAGCTAATTCTACCGTTCCCACCTGCCGTCAATAACATCACTGCCGTGGTGCGAGGCCGCAAGATCACTAGCAAGAGAGGCCGCCAGTATCGCGAAGATGCCGTAAGGCAGATCAGTGCCCAGTTTAATGGCGCGCCGCTAACAGCTCGCCTGTCCGTCAAGCTCGTGCTGATTCCGCCGTGCCGCCGGAAACGCGACATCGATAACTACTCAAAGGCTGCGCTGGACGCAATCACTGCTGCTGGCGTGTGGGTAGACGATGAGCAAGTGGATCAGCTGACGATCATTCGCGGCGAGAAAGTGCAGGGCGGCGGGTGCTTAGTCCAGATAGAGGAGATGGGCCATGGGTAAGGTCATCGATATCCAAGGTAAGCCAAAGCAAGGCGAAACCGCATTCCCTACATGCGGCTGCGGCGAAACCTACACACCGCTGGCCATTATGAGCGAGCGCCCATTTATGGCTGCTCTGGTATGCACCGAGTGCGGCAATGAGGTGCCGGTTATCAATGGCTATATCGGTGAAGGGAGTGAAGGCGCATGAGTGCAATCAATGGGCTCGGACTACTGATGATTGTCTTGCCAATAATCATGGGCGGCGCGATAGGGCTACGCGACAACGTTCAGATTGCGTGCTGGATCACGGGGATGCTCTCGGTAGTGGCTGCGTATTTTGTTGGAGCGGGCGTGATGCTGGTGATGTCGTGATTGAGTGCCCAACCGCATGGCCCGATGGCCGCAAGCTAGGAGGGGAGAACGGCTACCCGCCTGAGTGGCACCAGTGGGCCGAGGAATGCGAGCTGAAGTTCGTCTTACGGCAAATGCTCAGTGTGCCAAAGGAGAGCCGAAAAGCTGTACACGATAAATGGTTAAAGAAATTCCCACACGCAACAACGCAACGCCTAAAAAGCGTTTGGGATGAAGTGGTTGCAGAGATAAACGCAACGCAGCAGGCAACAAAACGCAACAGTTGCGCAATAACGCAACGAAAACGCAACGGTAGGGGAAAGTGATGCGTTACGACTCGGCACGATCAATGATATTTCAGGCGTATCAAACGCGACGCGGGAACAGCCCTATTGCCGATTTGTTCGACAACCTCAAACGGATACGTGAAAAGGTGGGTGATAACGGTGCCAAGCTGCGCAGTTTGATAGCCGAGCATAAACGCAACGTGAAGGCGCTCAGTAACGCAGGGCCTTTTGATACAAACCTCGATGAACTGAAGCGGGCAGTTTTGAACAGCGAGCGACGGTTATCTGAAATGCGCACCGCACTTGAGGACGTTTCGAAGTCGAGCAATGAGGGCGTTTGCCCCGACAATGATTGGAAAATCGTGCATGGCTTGGAGGCTGGCCAAGTAATCAGTGCCGTCGAGAACCAACCGCAACACCTGCAGGCTTTGGCACGCTACTGTTTCGGGCCATTTACTAAGGATGAGCTGGCAGAGGATTGGGAGTGGCTGCACACAGCGTTGATGCACTTTGGTATGCAAATGCGTTTACCAGGACAGGGTCAGAGCGAATACCCGACAGCGGAGGCAGCGCGGCAACTACGCTGGATAGTGTCGGCTGCGATACACCACCACGCTGAGACGACGTACCCTTATAACCGGCCAGGGTTGCACAATCCGCGAAGAATTGCGGCCTGGATTGAGACGGAGCACGGCGAAGCGGTAGACGTGGGGCGCTGGACACGATCAGGCCGAGCGTGCTGGGGTGGCGTATGGGAGCGGCTGTTGGATGTTCTGGATAGATGGGAGGGTGAGGTGTTGGCACCGGTAGCGGCGCTGATAGTTAAAGCGGCTTAGGCTAATGGCTAATTAAAACAATACTTGCAAGGGGAAATTATTTCCCCTAAGCTGTGGTTATCGAAGCAGCAAACACACAGCGTAACGGAGTAACCGAAATGACTACTATCACAGTGCTTAACCCTTGGACTGGCATTCAAAAAGAAGAAAGTGTTGAAGACATTATGATCAGCATTGAGACCTTTGCTTCACAAGAAGAATGCGAAGCGGTCAATAACGTTTTTAACGGCGACAACGACTTTGACTGGGTGAAGACATTTGAAAAAGTACACGGCCTTGATCGTCTTTCTGAAATTGCGTTCAGCTAATGATAGACGCCCGCATCCACCACGACCCGGCCATCGCGCCGGGTTTAATCACGCAGGCAACCAAGGCAGCAGGCTCGCAAAAAGAGCTGGCTGAGCGTCTTGGCGTTACGCCTCGCACAATTCGCCAGCTATCCCGCCGTGAGCGCGATATGTCCTACACGATGCAGGTAGCGCTAGAACAGATCATCACTGGACAGGAGGTCTGATATGCCATCAATCGAGATCATGAACCGAACCGTATGCGAGGCTCTGCGAGAGCAAAAGAGAGCGCACGACGCCTTCGTCTCTATTCTAGACGATCGCATTAATACCCTCGAAAAAGCACTTGAGTCTGCTGACTACGAAGGCATGATGATCCATACCTTTTTGATCAATAATCACCCGGATCTTATCCGCGAATATGTTGAGCATTGCTATTCGGATTGTGAGTGGCGTCCGCACGCAAAGCGTGCCGTCGAGAGCTTTCACGATGAGGAGCTAGATTTATCTACGCTGGAATGCACAGGCGGAGAGTTCAAGCAGTGGCGTTGATTGTTTAAAAATTGACCAGTGGGCACGAGCCTGCCATACTGACTCCACTATCAGATTCTGCGCCCTGGCTTCCGAGCCGGGGCGTTTCCATTTAAGGCCCTGCCAGCCTCTGGCGGGGCCTCCGTGTTTATAGCGGGCATTGAGAAATGGCGTCTCGCTAGGCTCATAACCTAGATACCGGATGGTTCGAATCCATCGCCCGCTACCACTTTCTCACGCTGTGAAGCGTCGGAGTCCTATATGAGCCGCATTAGTGAGCATTTCAGCCGTTCCGAGTTTGCATGTAATTGCGGATGCGGCTTTGACACGGTTGATACTGATACCTTGAGTATCCTTGAGGCCGTGCGCACTCACTTCGGCAAACCGGTGATCATCAATAGCGGCTGCCGTTGCCCAGATTACAACCGCCGTGTAGGCGGCGCGCCTAACAGCCAGCACACGTTTGGCCGCGCTGCTGATATTCGCGTTGTCGGCGTTGAACCTGATGCCGTTTACGACTGGCTTGCCGCCAACTTTCCCTCCGCTAGCCTCGGTCGCTACTCGACGTTTACCCACGTTGATACGCGTTCCAATGGCCCGGCACGCTGGTAATGGGAGGCGGCGTAATGCCCCAGGAGCGCGACGTGAAACCATCCGTATTCGAGCGGCATATGCAGACAGGCATACAGGTGCTCTTGGTAGCGCTAATTATTTGGGCTGGCTCTGAATTAGTGAAGCTGGGGCAGCAGTCAGTCGTTTTAGAAGAGCGGCTAACCATGCAGGGCTTAATGCTCCAAGAAATGCGCCAGGAGCTTAAAAGCTGGGGTGATACCTATTACCGCGCTACTGATGCACGCCGTGAGCTTGACGAGATCGAGAGCCGCATCAACAACCTGAACAGCCGTGTGTCGGCGCTGGAGACTATGCAGTGAGCATTGCAGCTAAAGCGTTATCGGTGATTACCGGTCCGCTGTTCAGCGTGATCGACAAGGCAGTCACTGACAAAGACGAAGCAGCGCGCCTCAAGCATGAAATTCAGGCGCAGTTGATTGATGCCGAGAACAGCGCTCTCAAAAGCCAAATGCAGGTGATATTGGCAGAAGCGGCTGGAGAAAGCTGGCTGCAACGCAACTGGCGCCCGATTCTCATGCTTACGATTGTGGCTATCGTGGCCAACAACTACCTAATTGCGCCGTATCTATCAGCCATGTTTGGCGTGGGTTTGACCTTGCCATTACCCGACGCGCTCTGGAATTTAATGACGTTGGGCGTAGGTGGCTATATTGCTGGCCAGACGGCTGAGCGAGGCATTTCAACGTGGCAAAGCGGGCAAGTGGCCCGTGAGCAGGCCAAAGCCCAGCAGGGCATCTATCAACAGATTCCAAAGCAATAACCGGTTCTCGCCGTGAGGCGACACGCCACGCTGTGAAGCGTTGCACCGAATCCCCGCCAGCGTAGGAGGTGATCCATCTCGGATACCCCTGACCGTTAGATGGGGGAGGTAGTCACGCCATGCTGTGAAGCACCGCCGACACTACCGACACCCGCCGCACGCTGTGAAGCGTCCGGCCCCTATTCTATGGAGACGCTGCCAGTAATGGCGGCGTTTTTTTATGGCGAAGTTAACAGAAAAACAGTCTCGCTTCGTCGATGAGTACCTCGTTGACCTAAATGCCACGCAAGCGGCGATAAGGGCTGACTACAGCGAGAAAACAGCATACTCGCAAGGCCAGCGCTTGTTGAAAAATGTTGAAATCCAAAGCGCTATTCAAGAGCGCATGAATGGCCGCTCAAATCGCACGCAGATCACTGCTGACGAAGTGGTTTTGCAACTTGCGCGTATGGGTATGTCTGATGTCCGAAAGCTGTTCACGCCTGACGGACGATTGAAGGCTGTTCACGATCTGGATGACGATACGGCAGCTGCAGTGCAAAGCATTGAAGTCGTCACGAAGATGATTCCAGGCCAGGAAGGCGAGGAGCCTGAAGTTGAGTACCTGCACAAGATCAAGATGATTGACAAGATCAGGCCGCTAGAGTTGATCGGTAAGCACATGGGCAAACAGCTTGGCCAGTGGGCTGAAAAGCACGAGCATGAGCATAACGCTGGCAAAAGCCTTGCTGACCTGTTGAAAGAGGTGCGCTCCGAGCGATGACGCGAGCAGAAGAAATTAAGCGCGCTAATGCGTACTTGCGAGCACTTGAGAAAGGCCGCCTGACTGAAAAGGCTGATTTGGTCGAGGCCTTGGCGCTCAAGTGGTTTCGTATCTGCGCGCTGTACAAGATCAAAGATAAGGATGGTCGCGTTCAGGTGTTCACACCGAACGATGCGCAGAGAGAGCGTTATATCAACCGGCATTGCCGCGACATTATCCTGAAAGCCCGGCAGCTTGGCTTCACGACCTTTGAAATGATCGACGCCCTGGATGACTGCTTGTTCATCGATAATTTCAGCGCTGGCTGCATCTGTCACAAGCTCGATGACGCACAGGATATATTCAGGAACAAGATCACGTTTGCATACCAAAATGTCAGCGATGCATGGCTCGCCATCTTCGACATGATCGGCTTGAGGTTTCCTAAGCCGTCGAGCGATAAAAGCGGCAGCGGTGCTTACGTCTTCGATAATGGCTCAAGCATTCGGGTCAGCACGTCTTATCGTGGCGGCACGCTGCAGCGCCTGCACGTATCGGAGTTCGGCAAGATATGCCGCCAGTTCCCACACAAAGCACAAGAGATCGTCACCGGCGCGTTTGAAGCTGTTGGGCTGGGTAATCAGATAACGCTGGAATCAACAGCCGAAGGACGTGAAGGCTATTTTTTCAGCTATTGCGAGTCAGCCCGCCAACTGCAGGATCAAGGCCGAAACCCCACTTCGATGGACTTCCAGTTTCATTTCTTCCCTTGGTGGCAAGAGTCAGCGTATACGCTCGATCCTAAAGGCGTGGTGATACCGCAGCGGCTAAACGAATATTTTGAGCAGCTAGAGCATAAGCACCGCATTCAGACGACTGACGGCCAGCGCGCCTGGTATGCCAAGAAGTCTGAGGTGCTGCAGGATGACATGCAGCGCGAGTACCCCAGCACACCAGAGGAGGCGTTCAGTCAGTCAGTAGAAGGCGCGTACTTCGCTACACAAATGCAGCACCTGCGCAAGAATAAGCGGCTTACCAGTGAGGTGCAGGTTAATCCAAGCCTGCCGGTTTATACCGGCTGGGACTTGGGCATGAACGACACCATGGCGATTTGGTTTGCTCAAGTCGTTGGGCGTGAAGTGCATCTTGTCGACTATCTGGAAGGCGAGGGCGAGGGCATCGAATACTACGCCGACCTGCTCAACAAGAAAGGCTATCGCTACGGTGGCCACTTTGGCCCGCACGATCTGGCGGTTAGAGAGCTAGGCACTGGCCTGAGTCGTTCCGATGTTGCCAAGGGCTTTGGCATCAATTTTGAGACGGTGCCACGCATTAGTAACCACGCCGAGGGCGTGCAGGCCACGCGCCAGTTCCTGCCGATGTGCTGGATAGACGAGGAAGCCTGCCACCAGGGCGTGCTATGCCTCGATAACTACCGCAAGGAATGGGACGACAAACGCGGCGTGTACAAGTCAACACCTCGACATGACTGGGCGTCTCACGGTGCCAAGGCGCTTGAAACCCTCGCTCGCTCATCACTGTTTGCAAGGGCGCAACTGCCCGCCACACCCGCTAACCGCTCGTCACGCGGTGGCTGGAGCGCACACACCTAATCACCCCGCCGGGAGGCGCTATGATTCACACCACCCCGAACGGCTCGCAGCAGCAGCGCGCCCGAACGGCAGCATTGCGCCTAGCAGGCCTGCAAAGCCGTGAGATTGAAAAGTTCGCGCGCGATGCCGCCATGGGCATGGCGCAGGAGTTGATGAAGCACGGCATCCCAATTCCCTCAAAGCGTTTCCGTCCCGACGTTGGCAACGTGCAAATCGATATGATCATTATCGAGGAGAAGGTTACGACGCCAGAGCCAGGCATGCGCCTGCAGTTTGAAGTTGAGGGCAATATGGGCGTGACATTTAACGTCAAGCTGCTTGAGTTCTTAGACGATCCCGCTGGCTACGTGACCGATCTCTTTAAGCAGCTAGGCCCGATGCGCCGAAACGTGCAGCGGATGCGCACCCATAAGCGCGCTGCCGATGCCGCTATCTACCGCGCGCTAACGCAGGGTGCTGCTAATGGCTAGTTTGGGACTGCTGCAGTACAAGTCGGCGACTGAGATGCACGCTGAGCAAGCGGCTGAAGCACAACAAATGCAGGCCGAGGAGGAGCGCCGTCGTCAGCTCATGGAGTCGTCGCTGGGCGCGCACATTCGCCGGTCGTGGGAATCCGCAAAGACAGCCAAGCAAGAGGTTGAATACCGACTGTTGGATTGTCTGCGTCGTCGCAAAGGTGAGTACGACCCTAACAAGCTGGCTGCAATTCGTAAGGAAGGCGGTGCCGAGATTTACATGATGTTGACGGCCACCAAGTGCCGCGCCGCCGGTGCTTGGATTCGCGACATTATGATGCCTGCCAATGAGCAGCCGTGGGGCTTGCAACCTACACCAGTGGCAGACGTGCCCGACGAGTACGTTGCCCCTGTATTCCAGCAGATGCAGCAGCAAGCCATGCAGGCGCAGCAGCAGGGCCAGCAGGTGGATATGGCGGCACTGATTGAGCAGGCGCGTGAACAAGTCCGGCAAATGGCGCAAGAGAAGGCCGAAGAGGCCGCCGAACGCCATGAAGACGTGATTGCCGACCAGCTAGCCGAGGGCGGCTGGAGTGAGGCGTTTGAGCAGTTCGTTGACGATTTTGTCACCTATCCCGCTGCGTTTGTGCGCGCACCCATCCTGCGACGCGTGCCTACACTGGAGTGGCTAGAAGGCTGGCAGCCGGTCAAGAGCACGACTATTCGGCCTGAGTTTGAGCGCGTGTCGCCGTTCGATATGTACCCCAGCCCTGACGCCACCAACGTGGATGACGGCGCGTTCATCATCGAGCGCGCACGCTTCACGCGCATGCAGCTCAACCAGCTGGTCGGAGTGCCGTCGTTCGACGAAGAAGCCATCCGCCGGGTGCTGGAGCAGTATGGCCAAGGCGGCTTACGCGACTGGCTATGGACAGATGGCGAGCGTGCCGAGCTAGAAGGGCGTGGCCATGAATGGCTGACCCACGGCGAAACCATCGATGGCCTTATTTATTCTGGTGGTGCACAAGGCGTGACGCTGCTGCAGTGGGGCGTTAACCCTGACGATATTGAAGACCCGCTGGCAGAGTATGAGATTGAGGCCATCTTGATTGGTCAGCACGTTATCCGCGTGCGCATTAACCGTGATCCGTTGGAGCGTCGGCCATACCACAAGGCGAGCTACCAGCCGGTGCCGGGCAGCTTCTGGGGGCAGAGTATCCCTGAGCTGATGGCGGATGTTCAGGACGTGTGCAACGCCACGGCGCGCAGCCTGGTGAACAACCTCGCTATTTCATCCGGCCCGCAGGTGGAGGTCTACGAAGACCGCCTGCAGCCGCAAGAAGACCCGACCAACATCTACCCCTGGAAAATCTGGCGTACTAAAGACAGTCAGGTCACTGGTAACAATCCCGCGATCCGCTTTTATCAGCCGAGTAGTAACGCGGCTGAATTGTTGTCCGTTTATGAGCAGTTCGAGCGCCGCGCCGATGATGCGACCAATATTCCGCGCTACACCTATGGCAATGAGAACGTAGGCGGCGCTGGTAATACGGCGAGCGGCCTATCGATGCTCATGGAATCCGCAAATAAGGGGATTAAAGACGCCATCCGGCACATTGACCGTGGTGTGATGCGCCGCGTGATTGAGGCGCTTTGGCTTTACAACATGCAGTACAGCGAAGACCCAAGCATCAAGGGTGACTGTAATGTCGTCGCGCGCGGTAGCTCAGCCATGCTGATACGCGAACAGACCAACATGCTACGCCAGCAGTTCTTACAGCTCACTCAGAATGAAATGGATATGGGCATCGTGGGCATGGAAGGTCGACGCAAGCTGCTGGATAGCGTTGCCGAGAAGCTGGATATGCCCGGCCTGATCCCCACGCAAGAGCAAATGGAGCAGAACCTGGCCAAGCAGCAGCAGGCCCAACAAGCGCAGCTAGAAGCCCAGCAACAGATCGAGCAAGCCAAGGCCCAAGCCGACGTGGCAGTTAAGCAGGCGCAGGCACAGAAGTACGGTGCCGACGCTGCTGAAACCCAAGCCGAAACCCAGATAGCTCAGCAAATGGCACCGCTGGATGCCCAACACTTGCTAGCACAGATTGCCAAGTTGATAGCCGAAACCCAGAGAGGTGCAAATGAACGAGCAGCAGTGGAAAGCCCTGTCGCGAATCAACAGCAGTCAGGACGGCAAGCACCTATTGGAAATGCTCAAGTTCCTGCGCGAGGATTGTCGCAACCACTTGGAGCAATGCCGCGATAGCACAGAGTTAGCGCGTAAGCAGGGCGAGGCCACTGCACTAGCGGGCCTTATCGAAAAGTTAGAAACCGCGCGTGATGTTATCGACACGCGCTTTAAATAGCCGGATGCGTCCGGCCTCACAAGCAAGCCGCTTCTCCGGAGGCGGCTTTTTTGTGGGCAACGCTCAGCACTGCAGGTTGAACCCGTTACCCGAATCGTGAACCCCGGCTAAGTCCGGCTCACAGACACGCCGTGAGGCGTCATAGGAGTTGAAATGTCATTACCCCAGTCCGTTCAGGCGCAAGTTGCCGCCGCCGCACAGCACTTTGACCGCGAACCAGAGAATCCCGACGCCGACAAAGCGAAGGCTCCTGACAGCGAGCAAAACCCGCCACGCGACGCTGAGAAGCCGGACACTGACAAACCCGATACGCAATCCGCCGAGCCGCCGAAAGTCGAACCCAAAACAGAGGCAAAAGATGCTCTGTATTGGGAACACCGCTTTAACGTCATTCGCGGAAAGTACGACACCGAAGTTCCGGCACTGCGTAAAGAGAACGAACAGCTAAAGCAGCAGCTAGCCGATGCCAGCAAAGCACCCGACGCGCCTAAGCAATCGCTGCCAGGTGTAAGCGATGAAGAGCTAGCTCGCTACAAAGAAGAGTATGGCGACGACCTTGTATCGCTAATGATGCGGTTAAGTGGCTCCCAGCAGCAGCCCAATACAGAGATTGCGCAACGCCTTGAGCGTCTCGAATCCGAGAAGCAAGAGGATGCAGAAGCGCGGTTCTGGATCGGGTTAGAGCAAGCGGTGCCCAACTACGAGCAGATCAATAGCGAACCGGCGTTCCTGCAATTCCTTAGCACGTTCAATCCACAAACGGGCAAGCAGTACCAACAGGCACTCAGTCAGGCGCAGCAGTCGCTAGACGCGAAAGGGGTGGCTGACGTTTTCAAGCTCTATCTGAACCAAGCGAAGCCAACGCAGCAGCAGCGCCAAGTCCCCGATGAGCAAGTAGAACCGCGCACCACGAAAGCAGCCCCAACGCCGCAAGCACAAGGCGGGCGGCTGTGGACGGGTGCCGACATTACCCAGTTCTATCGTGACAAGACCGCTGGCCGCTACTCCGCTGACGAAGCGCAACGCCTGGAAGCCGACATATTCGCCGCCCAACGTGAAGGCCGGGTTCGATAACCCGGCTGGCGGTTCCGATTCCTCGCCGTGAGGCGATAAGAGGTTATTCCAATGGCAGGTCCAACACGCGACGCATCACATCCCGACTATTCCAGCACGTCCGCCTCTGGGTTCATCCCACAGGTCTGGTCGGGAAAGATGGTCGAAAAGCTGTATCAGCGAACCTGTTTCGCTGAAATCTCGAACACTGACTACGAGGGTGAGATCAAGTCGCAAGGCGACACGGTGATGATCCGCACTACGCCGTCTATCACCATCCGCGACTATGAAGTTGGCGGCGGTCTCAACTACGAGAAGCCGACCAGCGACAAGGTCGAGCTGCACATCGACAAGGCGAAGTATTTTGCCTTCGAGGTGAACGACGTTGACGAGTATCAAGCCGATATCAAGTTGATGGATAACTGGTCGGACGATGCTGGTCAGCAGATGAAGATCGCCATCGACAAGGTGATTCTCGGCGACGTGTTTGCCGATGCAGCCGCAGAGAACGCAGGTGCTGCCGCTGGCCGTGAGTCTGGCGGGTACAACATGGGCGAGGCGGGAGCGCCGGTATCCGTGGACAAAACCAACATCCTCGATGTGCTGGTGGATTGTGGTTCGGTACTCGATGAGCAGAACGTGCCCGATGACGGCCGCTGGATCGTTCTCCCTGCGTGGATGAACGGCATGCTCAAAAAGTCCGACCTGCGAGACGCGAGTGCCATGGGTGATAACACCTCGGTATTTCGTAACGGCAAAGTCGGCATGCTCGACCGCTTCGACGTGTATATCAGCAACAACATGTCGAAAGTGACTGACGCCACCACCACGCGGCAGGCTACGAACGCGATCTTTGGTCACAAGAAGGCGCTCACTTTTGCGTCGCAGATGACCAAGATGGAGAACCTGCCTAACCCGACTGATTTCGGCCAGCTGGTGCGCGGGCTCAACGTCTTTGGCTATGAGGTCATTGACCCCAACGCCATGGGCCATCTGTACGCCGAGCGCGGCTAAGCTCGCTATCTACGCCACCTTTCGGGGTGGCGTTTTACTTTCCGTGAGGAAACACGCATGACCAAGACACTAATTGATCAGATCGAAGAAGCGGTTACCAAAGACGACCTGGAACCAATTGCCGAGAAGCTAGGCGTTGAGATCAATAAGCGCCAAGGCGTTGAGACGATTCGCGCCGAGCTTCTCGAATCTGCTGAAACTCTGGCAGAGCAAGGCGTAACGGAAGAGGGCGAGCTAGGCACTGGTGAAGCGCCGAGCGAAGCTGTCGAGCCTGAAAAACCGAAGTACAAGGGCCGAATGCTCAAGCACTTAAAGAACGGGCGAATCTTCCCGTGGACGGCTGCCTTGGCTAAAAACCGTTACATGCAGGAGGTATAAGCCATGGCCGTTACGACCGTCGGTACGGTAATCAACAACGCTAAACTGGTTTTGCAGGAAGTTACTGCAGCCGGTACGCGCTGGACAAACGAAGAGCTGATTGGCTGGCTGAACGAGTCGTATCAGGCCATTGTTCAGATCAAGCCGGATGCCAGCTCCATCAACGCCACCATGCAGCTTGTGGAGGGGACGCGGCAAGAAATCCCGCAGGATGGTTTGCGCCTGATCGACGTTGTGCGCAACACAGCCGCAACGAGTGACAAGTTGGGCATCCTGGTGACGACTCGCCGTGCGCTGGATACCACTCGCCGGGGCTGGCACGCTGACGAAACCAGCGTGAATATCGAGCAGTATGTGTTCGATGACCAAGACCCGACGCGGTTCTATGTGTATCCGCCTGCTGATGCGCTGGCCGAGGTTGAGGTGATCTACTCATCCACACCAACGCCGCATGATGTCAGTTTGGGACTGACCGGACTGCAAAATGAAAGCATCCGGTTGAATGACAGCTATGCGCCGGTAATCACTGACTACATTCTGTATCGCGCCTACAGCAAGGACGCGGAGCACGCTGCGAACCTGAACCGAGCGCAGATGCACATGCAGAGTTACATGGGTGCCTTGGGGCAGAAGGTCGAGGTTGACCGCTACAACTCACCCAACGCACCTGACAATTCTTCCAATCCGCAACGCACTCGCCAGTAATGGATCGTCTCGTTCAGGCGGTGGTACAAGACGTGCCCGAGGCACCGCTGATGACCGTTCGGGACATGCTTGCATGGGCTGAGGTGCGTCTTTGCGACGACGGCAATGCCTGGATCGTAGACGATGCGGAAATCACCGACACGGGCACGATTGCTGTGCCCGCTGGTGAACCCATCCGTGTACTGGAAGTGCTGCGCAATGGCCGCGTTATGATGCCTGGCATTGATTATGAGCAAGTTTCGCCGTCAGTTGTGGACGTGTTCAGCGCATCCGCTACTGACGTTGTAACCGCTCGCGTGGCGGTAAAGCCTACCGACACTGACCCTTTCCCCGAAGCCCTTAAAGAACAGCACTTTGAAGTCCTGCGTCATGGCGCCGTGTTCCGCTTGCTGATGCTTCCCCAGCCGTGGCGAAACGTCGAGCAGGCCATGTACCACGAAAAGCACTTCAAGGCGGGGATGAACGATGCTTACCGCTTTTCCATTTACGGCCAGCACCGCAACGCCCGCGTCAAACAGCGCCGCTTTGTATAGAGGTTGAGATATGTCATACGAACAGGCTGTAGTGAACCTACAGGAAACGAATGCCGAGCTGGTCAAGGCCGTGAACCGCGTCCGCGACGCGGCAATGGGTATGAACCGAATGTACTCAAGCACGTCAGCCGGTGTTGCGGCGGTGCAGGACGGGGAATATTTTGTCGTGCCGGGTGGCGGTGTCTACCAGCGCCTCTACCAGCGCAGTGGTGGTAGCGCTTCGCTGATCGCTGAGTATCCTGACAAAGACCAGCTTGGTGATGTGATCACTCAGCTTGGCCCGCTGCTTGGGCGTGGGGTTGTGGGAGGTTCTGGGGACTTGTTGGCGGAGGGGGCTTATGGGATAGGTTCTATTGGTATAGAGACGTGGCCAGAAAGCTCATTAGATGCAGCTAATATTGGGGGAGGCTTATACTATGTTGAAGGTGCTACCGAGCAGCCGCCGTCTAGTTCTCCGAGAGGAGTGTTATTGCATCGCACGGCCGGGTCTGCGGGTGCCCAAATTCATATATCTGATGCGTCTCCGCTTGAATTACATGCACGACCCTGTAGATTTGGTACCTGGAGGGAATGGCAAAAAATTTACCATTCCCGCAATATCCTCGGCACCGTCTCGCAATCCGACGGTGTTCCTACAGGAGCAATCATTGAGAGGGGAAGTAATGCTAACGGCGAATATGTGAAGTTCGCTGACGGGTCACTGATTTGCCGTACTCAGAGAAATCTTGGCTCCATTGTGGCAGTAGGTTCTGGCACAACTTCTAGCCCGTATAGAACGGGGTCAGTTACGATTGACTTTCCCGCCACCTTCTCCGTCGTCGGTGATATGCGCCCACAAGTGGCGTTGCATCCTCAAATTTTTACGGCGAGTACGACTGAGGGTGACGTTAGAGTGGCATCCTCACGCCCCTCAAATGATGGGAAAGGTTTAGGCATCGTTCGTGTTACGAGAAACAACAATGACGCAACAGATCACGACGTTTGGTTAAGCGTTCTTGCAATCGGACGTTGGTATAACTAAGGAGCGAATGATGAAATTGGCACTCAATCTATCCCCTGTCCGCAGTGACGACCAACCCACGAGAGCGTCTCTCGTAGGTACTGTACTGACAGTTAACCACAGGGGGTATGACCTATCTGAACTACCTGACGGCGCAACAGCTCAGCACCCAGAACTTGGAACAGTCAAACGTAATGGTGATGAGTACGAATGTACGATTCACCTAGGCCATGGCTCCAACGCGCCGGATGAAACACTGTTTCCGGAGCCAATTGTCCTGGAAAACCATAACGGCCCTATAGAGCTACCGCTATACGACGTGGTTCCTGAAGCCGAAGAGGTAATCGAATGAGCTGGCTAAACGACGCAGAGGTTACAACTATCGAGATGCGCGATGCTGCGCGGAAAGCATCACTAAAAACGGCTATTGAGTCGCAGCGCAAAGTGGCAGAAGCTGAAGGCGTCGTTGTCAACGACGTGCGCTACAGCGGCGACCCCTCTAACAGACAAGCGTTGTTAGAAGTAGTGCAGTTTGCCCGTGAAGCGAGTATCGAGTCGTTCGAAAGCTGGAAAGATAGTGACGACCAGTTTCACGCAAATCATCCGCTCGTAGATGTAGAGCAGGCGTTACAAGCCATTGCTCATCGTCGTGGTGCGTTAATCTCGCTTGAAGCACAGTATCAGTCGCAGGTAGATGACGGCACGCTAACAGATGCGTCGGAGCTTACGTGGTGAAATACACCCACCTCCCTATCAGTTGTTTGGTCGTGATGCTGGTTCTGTTCTCTGGTGGCGATGCTGTGCTGGCCTGGGCCGTGATGGCAACACTATGGGCTAGCCGAGAATGGACACAGGCGGAGTACCGCTGGATTGAGTCACTAGGTAATGGCACTAGGGCAAGTATGCCGTGGTGGGGTGGCTTTGATCCGCGCGTGTGGTCATTTAAAAGTTTGGTGATGGATATGGTGGCACCGGCTGTTGCGAGTGCTGCAGTAGCATGGTGGCTGGCTAAATACCTCAGTTAGACAGTTCAGCAATCATTGCTCCCGATACCGCCTTGAGCGGTTTTTTTATGCCTGAAAGGTGGACATATTGAAAATCCAACACAGCGCCTTTCGTGGCGAGTTACCAATCTTAGACGCGCGGCTACTGCCAGAAAACAACGCCCAAGCTGCAAAAAATGTAGACCTCTCACGCGGCACGCTTAAGCCCTTCCGTTCGACCGCTGCCACGTCCGCCGTTACTGCCACTGCGAACCCGACCACGCTTTACCGCTATCCGAACGGGAATAATGGTAATGGGTTCTGGCTGACCTGGGGCATGGGAAAACGTGTGCATGTAGTGAAGTCCCCGCTGGCCAATGATGATTTTGCCCGCGTGTACTGGACAGGCGATGGCTTTCCGAAGATGGGCGGTATCAGTGATATTACAGCGGGTACGCCTCCTTACCCTGGCGTCTCTTTTCGGCTGGGCGTGCCGTCACCTGGTAGGCCCGTGGCTTCTGAGCCAGCAGGTAGACCCGTTGCCGAAGAGCTGCCACCAACCGCATTGGAAACCTCTTATGTGGTTACTCTGGTCACCCGTTTTGGCGAAGAGAGCGCGCCAAGCCTGCCATCGGAGATCGTGACGCGCTGGGATGGTGGCGGTGGCGAGATCATTCTGACGCTTCCCGGCCTGGTAGGCGGCAACTATGACTTCATCGCCAAGCGCATTTATCGCGCTGAATCCAGCGGCGTTTATCAGTATGTCGCGGAAGTCAGCTCAACAGCAGCGGAATACACCGATAGCATCCTCAGTCAGCAGCTTGGAAGGGCGTTGCCATCGGTTGAATGGGATATGCCGGATTCGCGCATGCAGGGCCTGACGGCGCTGCCCGGCGGCATCATGGCTGGCTTTTTCGGTAATACTCTGTGCTTCTCTGAGGCATATTTGCCTCACGCATGGCCGGTCATGTACCAGCAAGCGTTTGCCGATGACATTGTCGCGATTGGCGCCACGTCATCCGGCCTAGTGGTGGCTACAACAGGCCAGCCGTATCTTGTCAGCGGCAGTAGTCCCGAAGCCATGGCACCGATGCAGCTTGATGTGAATCAGCCCTGTATTGCGCCGCGCTCGTTTGTGGATATGGGGGATTATGCGCTGTATGCAGGTCATGAAGGGCTTGTTGCTGTGGGCGGGCGTGATGCCCGCGTGGTGACACAAAACGTCCTGAACAAGCAGCAGTGGCAGGCGCTGAACCCGAAAAGCATCCATGCATACCGGTTCGAGAGCAAGTATCTGGCGTTTTATAACGGCGGCTGCTTCATCTTCACGCCAGGCGAAGGCGTCGAGTTTCTCGATACACAGGCTGACGCCGGTTATTACGATATCGCTGACGGTCGGCTTTACCTCATCCAAGGTAACAACATCGTAATGTGGAACGAAGGCAGCGAGCTGACGTACCGCTGGCGTTCCCGCATACACGAAATACCACCAGGTGCTGCCGGATTCACCTGCGCCAAAGTCATTGCCTATGGCTACCCGGTAACGCTACGCCTTTTTGCCGATGGTCAGCAGGTCATTAGCCAGGCTATCCAAGGCCCCGACATGATCCGCCTGCCTGCCGGTTACACGCTAAGCCGTGATTGGGAAATTGAATTGGAAGGCACGCACGAACTGAACTCTGTGCAAATTGCCACCAGCCCCGCCGAGTTGATCTAGGAAACACATTATGACGCTGCGCCGCCGTAGAACGCTCCCGCCGGTATCCCCTAAGACGCCGCCGGAGCTAAAGCCCCTTATTGCCGCAATGACGGAGATCATGGAAGTCGGAGAAGGTGTGCGCGGTGACCCGCTCGACCGAAAGATTACCTGGCGGGATATTCTAGATAGCGGTATCGGCAGGCTGCGTGATGGCATGCGGCCTGGTGACGGCGCGCTGATCAATCCGGCATTGCCACCAGCCCCCGACCTTTCTACACCGCCAGCGCCTGCAGGATTCACTGCCCAGGGCAGCTTTTACGGCATGATCAACCTCAGCTGGCAGATACCCGGCCAGCAGTACCGGATTCACGCGGCCACCAATATCTATCGCAGCGAGGTCGACAACTTTGCCAATGCGGAGATTGTCGCCCGCGAGGCCGGTGCTTTCTACACCGACTATGTGCGTGATGACGCGATTGATCCTGACGACCCGACACAACTCAAGGGCTACTACTACTGGATCACCTTCACTTCTGTTTATGACGTAGAAGGCCCGCCCAACGATACGGCTGGCACCTACGCAGCGCCCATCGCAGACATTGGTTATGTGATGGAGTTAATCACTGAGCGCATTGATAAGGACGTGCTGGCGACGGAGCTGCGTCAGGAAATTGACTCCATTATTCCTATCCGTGATGACCTCCAAGAAAAGCTGGACGTGGTGGAAGGGCGTGTCGACGATGAGGTTATCCGCCTGGATGGGGTGCGTGATGATCTGATCACTAAATCAGACAACATAAATACTCGCATTGACGACGAGAAAGCGCGTCTTGATGCTGAAATTCAGCGGCTTGATACCGTTGAAGACAACTTGCTTGGCCCAGAAAACGTAGACGGAACGGTCGCTAGTCGGATTGCGGATGAGAGAGCACAGCGCATTAACGCGCTGGATGCTGAGCGTGATGAGCGTATCACGGCTATTCAGTTTGAAGCCGATGCTCGTGCCGATGCGATTCAGGCTGAGGCGCAGGCACGCGGTGAGCAGTTTCTTGATATTCAGACGCAAATCCAAAACGAATATGGTCTAGTTACGTCACAGCTTGAAGCTATTGCGGCGGCGTATGACACCAACGTAGCGACTATCTATAGCCTTGAAGAAGTCCGTATTACGGACAAAGAGGCAACGGCCACGCGCATTAACGGGTTGGAAGTTGACGTCGAGGACAACAAAGCCAGCTTGATCGAAGAGCAGACGGTGCGGGCGAGTGAAACCGGCGCGTTGGCGTCGCAGCTCAGTGTGTTGTCCGCAAAGCTGGATGCGCTGCCGACGTTTGCGAACGGTTTCGAGGCTGGTGTTGAGTTTGGTCGCTGGACGGTGCCGAGTGGGCATACGCTGGTTGAAGATTCGAGCGACGCATTTTCGGGTGACCAGTCGGCGTTATTGGGTTCGACTGAAGCTAGCGTGGCGACCGGCACGGTGCCATTTGGCGTTTCCATTGCATTGGCCACCGGCACGGGTGACGCCTTTGTCGGTCGTCGTCTGCGTATCGGTCTTGGTGCCAAGGCGGTGAGTGGCGGCAGCGCGGAATATGCTGTGGGTTATGCAACGTCCGATGGCTGGTTTTCTGGCTGGCAGACGCAAACTCCGCCACCGCTTTGGGCTATCCAAGAAGCGCTTGTTGACGTTCCAGATACGCCGGGGCTGGATCATTACATCGTCCTTTGGGGCGATACGTCGGGTGGCGGCGGCACGGTCAAAGTGGATCGTCTATTGGTTGAGGTGGCTAACACCGAGATTCCAGAGATTACGGCGCAGATTGAGAACATTCAGCAAGCGGTTGTCGATGCAGAACAGTCTCTGACTGAAGACATTACCAATCTGCAATCGGTGTACGACACGCAGATCAGCGACATCCAGAACACGCAGACGACGCTTTCCACGGATACACAGGCGCTTGCTAAGGACGTGCAGACGCTGACGGCAACTACGGGCGACTTGGCAGCCGATATTCAGCTTGAGAGCACGGTGCGCGCCAATGAAACGGAAGCGCTTGCTCAGGATGTGACTGACTTGTGGGCGGGTGTTGGCGACACCGAGGGCCGCATTACGCAGGAGGCAGAAACTCGCGCCGAGGAAGACTATTTCCGTGGCCTACTTCAAACGGTAATGCAGGCCAACGTGGACACATCGGCTGCAACGATCACGTCGATCAAAGAAGTGGTGGTCGAGAAAGACGCGGTAATGGCCCGCAACGTTGAGGCGATTGAAGGCCGCGTCGAAGATGCCGAAGGCGCTGTCACGGATATTATGCAGCTCAATATTGATCCGGAATCAGTGCTGGCAACACGGTTCAGTAGCATTGAGGCGAGTGTTACAGACGCCGAAGGCAAGATCACCAACATCGAAAACTTGGATATTGCCGAGGATTCCGTACTGGCGTCGCGCCTCAGCGAGATTGAAGGCAAGATCGGCGATGTTGAGGGCGGCATTGTCGACCTTCAGGATTTGAACATCACCTCGGATTCAGTGCTGGCCACCACACTAACAGAGTTACGCGGCGACGTTGATGATGCGGCTGGCGGCATCACGGATATTAAGACACTGAACATTGAGCCTGATTCGGTGCTGGCCACCACACTTACACAGCTTGAGGGTCGCGTGGGCAGTGCTGAGGGCGATATTACCCAAGCAGCGGATTTGATTGTTGAGAATGACCGGATTAACGGGTTTATCAACGATGTGATTGCGGCGTCTACCGATGTGTCATCGGCAGCGTATCGCTCTATCACCGATGTGGTGGTGGAAAAGGATAGGGTTGTCAGCTCCCGACTTATTGAGCTGACTGGAGAGGTTGGGGACGCCAACGGTCGTATTACCAACCTTGAGAACCTGGATATCAGCCCAGACTCAGTGCTGCTATCCAAGCTAACAACACTGGAAGGCAGCATTGGCGATGCGTCCGGCGAAATCATCAATATCAAGACGCTTAATCTGACCGAAGATGACGCGCTTTTGACAGAGCTTAACCGGCTGTCTGGCAGCCTGGGCGATGCCGAAGCGGATATTAAGAACATCACCAACATTGAGCTGAGCGACGGCAGTACGATTGCTCAACAATTCAATACGATTGATGCGAGCCTCGGTGATCTGTCGACCAGCTACCAAAACATTGTTGAGCTGACGATTGATGGCAACACAGCGCTGGGTCAACGGCTGGAAGCGCTGGGAACGGCAGAAGAATTTGTTTACGACTTAGCCAACGTCAATATAACCGGCGATAAGCCGCCACTGCTACAGCGGCTGATAGGCGTGGAAACACAGACCGGGCAAGTAGAGATTAAAATCGGCACCGTCGAAGATACTATTGGAACATTGTTCACTGCCAAGGTTGAGGAAAATGGGCTGATTGGTGGCTTTGGTTTGTTCAACGACGGTGAAATTGTAGATGCCGGTTTTGATGTAGACCGCTTCTGGGTGGGGCGCACCGATACCAACGCAACAGGCTACAGAGTAAAGCCGTTCATTATTGACGATGGCACTGTCTATATCGACAACGCCATGATCCGCGACGCCTCTATTCAGGAAGGCCAGCTAGGCCCCATATCCATCGGTAAGTTCTTTTTCGAGAACCCCATCACGGGCATTAAAGAGCCGGTCACCACGGTTGGCGGCCTGATCCGCGCTGATTCCATTGACGTTGCCAACCTGAGCGTGGCAGAAGCCGCGCGCTTCTATGCTGATGTGCAGTCAGGTAACTACATTCCTGGCCAAAGTGGTTGGCGTATCAGGCAAAACGGAAACGTTGAGTTTAACCAAGGCCAGTTTAATGGCGTTGTTAATATCGGAAACGTACAGGGCGCAGGGGCGTTAGCGGGCAAGGACGCGATTGTCTATGAGGATCTAACTGGCTCGACAGCTGGCCTAGTGCTTACGCGCGCTAATAGCGGCGCAGCTGCAAAAAATCGCACCGATGACTGGACGCGGCCCGACTCCACCCGTATCGACGGAAATAAGATTTTTACTGGTGACGCATACGTTGACACCCTGCAGATCAAGGGGGAGGCAGTTACAGTACCTCTATCGGCATATTTCCAACAGCGTCAGTTCGGTAGCTCAGATCACGGCATATCTCTCCCCTTCATGTCCGACGTGAGCTGGTCAACGCTTTTCAGTATCGCTACGGGACGAGTAGCTCCTGGGACGGGTAATGTTAATGGCGTGGTGTTTAGCTCTTATGACGTATTTGCTGCGATGAGTTCATCAAACACCGACAGCTTTGCGATTGAAGTACGTGTAGTGAATCGTGCAACTGGTTCCGTGTTGCGCTCGGATCGTACTCAGATTATCAAAGGTGTCGGGGATTGGGAGACTAAGCTACTGGAAATTGATACTACGTGGTTTCCAGTCGCAGGGACTCACATTGATTTTCAGTATCGTCTGGGCAAAACCTCGGGGTCATCGGGTAGCTCGACGTTACACGACCCGTCGAATGTTCAAATAAAAGCAGGGAACTTGGTACTGCTCGTAACAAAACGCTAGCAAGGAGACGAGATGCGATTCGCTTTTTATGATGATAAGGGCGGAATTACGCTGATTTTTGACGCGCCAAGTCAACGCTACGCGGATGCGCAATCTGGCGACTATTCAATCGCACCCGAGGATGTTTCGCCAGTGACGCATTTTGTTGATATGACTGATAAGCAAGTAAGAGCCAAAGAACCACTAGCTTATCAGATGTCTGTAGATGGCTTTGTCGTTGAAATTACGGGGCTTCCAAATGGTCTAACCGTTGAAACAAATGGATTTAGTACAGTGACCGATTCTGAGCCTTTGTCGATAAGCTATGACGTGCCAGGTACATATCAAATCCGGCTAAGTGGTCTAGTTGAATATTTAGACTACACAGAGGAGGTGACTGTTGGCTAATTTGAAAGCTTCTACTTACGCCAACCGCGAGCTTGCTGAGCAGCATCATTTAACGTTGGTTGACCATGCAATTGCAGTAGCGAGACACACAAACGCCTCACAGGAGTTGATCTATCGACAGAAAGTAGAGGAGGCGGTTGCAGGAGGAGGTGAACTGCTGGAAGCGGAAGCCGCGCTACTCGATAAACCCATAAATGAGCTAATCGACAGCGTGCTCATACAGCATAACGAACGACAGCAACGTATCAGTCAAATGGAGTTACTACGAATCAAAGCTAAAAAAGAAATCCGTGAAGCTCAGACTGCTGCCGAGATGCATCGCATCGCTGACAGGCTGCAGCGTCAGTTAGTAGCACCGTAAACTGCTACAATAACCCTTTAAATTGCCCCACCGTGAGGTGCTGCATGCCCCGCCAGAATGAAGCTACGTTTTTACGTGGCGTACTCCGCAATAACGAAGCGGCTGCGCAATTTTGCGAGATGCTGTTCCGTATTTCTCAAACCCTCGACGACCTCGTTGATAAAGATAACCCAGTAGCCGATACAACGCTGATCCGCACGTTCTGGGAAGCGCTAATTGAGTTGCCCGCTAACCCGTTTTACCGAGAGCATGAACCTTACCTACGCCCGCTGATGGCCAGTGCACTACAAGACTGGCGTGATAGCGCATACCTTGAGCGCTCTGACAGCCGCCATTACAAAACCCTTGCCTTTGTACTGCGTGACCAGCTTACCGCAGTAGTGACGCAGTGCGCCTATCTGATAGGTGGTTACGACTGGATGAACAAAGTCAGCCTGTCGATTCGTGACCATTTCCATGAAGACGGCCTTGATGACTACTTGACTGGACTCGACCCCACGCAAGACGAAGAGTGCCAGCAAGATGTCGATGAATCGCTAAATGGTGATGACCTATGAGCGGCGGTGGTGGCGGCGATACCACAGTTAAAGACACGCCCGAACAACGCCAGCTTGCCCAAGTAGCCGCCGAAAAGTGGAACTTCGCTCAAGAGAAGCTGGCACCGCTTGAAAACGCTTACATGGAATCCGTAGGTGATATGACCAGCGACGCCAATATGAGCTATATCGCTGGCCGCACACTACAAAGCCAGCAGCAGGCCGTAAGCGAGGCAAGCAACCAAGCAGGTTTGCAGTTAAGCCAGGCCGGTATCGATCCCTCTAGCGGTCGGGCGCAGTCTGCTATGAGCGGCATCGCGCTAGGCGGTGCCAGCGCAGGCGGCGAAACCCTCGGGCGCGCTCAGTTTGAGCAAGAGAGCCAGCAGGTGCGCGGCCTTCAAAATATCGTTGCCATTGGTCAGGGCCAAGCGGGGCAGGCACAGCAAGGCTTATCGAGCATTGCTAGTCAGTCTGCAGCCGATGCCCAGCAAGCCGCTGCGAATCGGTTTAACCGCCGCAGCGCCAACTTGCAGCTACTCGGACAAGTGGCGGGCGCTGGTACTGCTTACGGCCTAGATAAGTTAAGTGCCCCCAATTCTGGATTAGGTATGGATGGCGGCATTAGCCAGACCGCTATCGACGTGTCTAACCAATTGTGGAATGGGTAAGGAGGCACCATGCAATACCAACCCACGCTAGGGCAAATTAACTACGCCCCTTCTGAAACTGCGCAACAGCGAGTAGACCCAGGCCAAGCCATGCGCGGTGACCAGGGCGCTTCTCAGCTACTTGGCCAGCTTAACCGCGCGCAATGGGCAGACTGGAAAAACCGCTTTGCTCCCTACGTCGATGAGCTGGCCCGCGTGGCTCAAGATAACAATGCCCCAGGCACTGCCGCTGCTAATGCTAGTAACGCGGTGGGCTTGGCGTTCGACAGTAGCCAGCAAGGGCTTGCCCAGCAGCGCCAAGGGTACGGCATAAGCCAAACGCCTCAGCAACAAGCCGCCGAGGAGCGCCGCACCCAGATAGAGCGCAGCGCGTCAATGGTGAGCGCAGGCAACGAGGCGCGCATCTCTGCCCAGGATCGACAACAAGCAATTCTCGCCGGCGGCATGGGCCTTTCCAATATTCCAGACAGAGTGATGAACCAATGAGCTACGGGTTACTAGGGCTGCGTCAAAAAATGGAAGGCCAGGCCATGCAGGGGTTAGGCGACCTCGCAGGTCAGCAGCGTCAGGCCAAAATGCAGGAAGACCAAATGAAGCAGGCCGAAAGGACTCAGAAAATGCAGGCGGTTGGCATGGGGGCAGGTATGGGGGCGATGGCAGGGGCCAAGATAGGCTCAGTAGGCGGCCCCATGGGCATGGCCATTGGCGCGGGTATTGGCCTGCTGGCTAGCTCAATTTTCTAGGAGGTCACCATGGCGGGATTAGATACGCGCGGCTTAGTCAGTGGCTTTGCGCAAGGCTTTGGGCTGATGAACCAGTATCAGCAACAGCAATTCCAGAACGAACGCGCTGAAAAGCAGGATGCGATGCAGGCGGAGCGCTTCGATATGCAGAAGCAACAGTTCAGCGCCCAACAGGAAGATGCGCAGCGTCAGCGCGACATGGAAGAGATACAGTTCACGCTCGGCAAGATCGGCTCGGGCATGGACGTGGCTGAGGACGAGCTGGAAACCCTGCGCCGGTACCCGAAGTTTTGGGCCGCGTTAGACCCGCAGACAGACGCGTCGATCAATCAGGCTATGGCAGTGATCGACCCTAATACCACTGTCGACGCCAACGACCCCGAAAGCCTGGCAGCGCTAAATCAAATGTTTGGCGCTGAGATTAACCGCGGCGAGGGTGGGCAAAAACGTGTGGTGGGCATGTATCCGGCACCCGACGGCCAAAGTGTTGCGCTTGAGCTAGAGGTGGTAGGTGAAGACGGCAACACCTACCGCGCACCGATGACCGAAGGGCGCGGTACCGCTGACGATGACCTGGTGAAATACGTGCCGGTGGAAGCGCTGGTGGAGCAGGTGCAAGGTATGCGCTTACTACGCAACACCATGCGCACGCCAGAAGCCCAGCAGCGGGCAACTCAAGTGCTTGGCCTATTGCGTGGTGATAGCAACGAACGCTGGGAGCAAGTGCAAGGGCCGGGCGGCTCTATCCTGCAGCGGAATACGGTGACTGGTGAAACTAAGCAGGTGCTAGGGCGTGCGCCACGTGCCTCAAGCGGTGGCAGCGGCAGCACGCCAAGCCGCATTCAGGAAGCGCAGGCGCTGGTTGACCGTGGCGTTTACGGCACGTTTGCAGAAGCCTACGAGGCGGTGCGCGCCCGAGCTGGGCAAAATAACCCTGCAGCTAATGCTCGTGACGAACTGGACTACGAGCTTAATCAGCTAGAAAGCATTATGAGCGTACTTAATGACCCTGTCGCTCGGAACCGATTGAGCGAAGAGGACCTTCAGCGCTACGAGCAAAGAGCGGCGGCTATTCAGGAGCGCATACCCAACCTTGAGCAGCAGGCCTTTAATAGAAGCGCCGAGCCAGCCGGTCAGCGAACGCCTGCCCCGAGCGCCTCTCCACAGCCACAGCCACAGCCTGAACGTGAGCGCGGCTTAAGGCCTGGCCCAGCACCTGACGAAGAAACTGACGAAGATCCTGCTGCTGCCATCTTGAACAAATATTTCTAGCCTTGAAGGAGCCGCGTGTGAACGCCGCCAATAATCAAACTCCCCCTAGATGGACAGACATCGCCAACGATCCAGACTTTAAGGCCGCTGACTGGCAGACCAAACAACGCGTGCGAGGCGAGTTCTACCGCCGCGTCATTGAGCCCAATACGCCAGCATCGCTGCGCGAAGATGTGCAAGGCCAGTTCTTTACCCGTACGGCATCTGACGTGTTTGGTGAGCGCGAAAATCAGCCCAGCACTGACGAGGGCCAGCCTGAAGCGCCCGGCTTAGCCAGCAATGCCTTGCGCAACGCTGGCGAACGCGGACTTGATCTAGCAGGTAACGCGCTGCAGTTCGTCGGCAACGTAGCGGACAGGGGAGAAAAGGCGATTACCGACGCGCTTGGAGGCATTAACCCAGGTGTAATTGGCGGCAGCGTTGATGAGATGCGCGAGCGGGGCTACGAACCGGATGTGGCGCTAGGCGGCTTTGGCCTAGACTTCACGATGCGCGCCAAGCCAGAGGATACCAGCACCGGGCTTATCGACACTGGGCAGGCGGTTGAAGACATTAGCCTAGGCTACCAGCCTAACTACACGATTGACCGCGCCCTTGATGAGCCAAGCATTAGAACCATCGCGGGCGCTGCTGCCGAGCAAGGGCCAGCAGCACTGGCCGATATGGCAGGCCTAGTGGTAAGCCTGCCTGCCTACCTGGCGGCGCGAACACAGGAGGTAGGCGAAGGCCGTGTTGAGAACGACAACCGCGAAGGAATGCCGGAAGGTCGCGACTATGCTGTGTCCGGGCCTACCGCCGCTGCTTCCGTGCTGTTGGACCGCTTTGCTCTTGGCCGATTACTCCCAGGTAGTGGAAATGCGGTAACTAGCGCACGACAAATACCCGGGGCTGTTGGTCGCGCCGCCGTTACAGAAAGTGTGACTGAGGCGATTCAAGAAGGCGGTATTGAGTACGCTGGGGAGTCTGTGGGCACAGAGACAGGCTGGAATGCCACAACCGCTGCGCGCCGTGCGGCAGGTGGCGTGATTGTTGGCGGCCCCACCGGGGGCGCTGTGCGAGCTGGTACCGCCGCCATGGAGTTGCGCGGAAATAATCAGCAGGGAAGTGAGCAGCCAGAGCCTAGCGAATCCCCTACTGAGCAATCTTCCCCCGCTCCAGAGGAGGCGCTGACTCCAGAAGCCGAAACCGCCAATGCTGAGGCTGTCGGTACCGCCGCCGAATTAATCGCCAGACCCCGCTTTGAGTTGTCATCCGCCGAGCGCGAGGTGCGTGACTCCATCAGCTACGGTGACGCCTTTAAAGCCCTGCGCACTACTGCTGAGGAGCGTGGCGATAACGATGCCGTTGCTGAAATGGACGCCATTAGTAGCGAGATATCCGCCGCACTTGAGGCTGAAACTATGGCGCGGTCCCGCAACGATAGCGATGCTTTAATGCCTGTTCGTGAGCAGCTACAAAGCGTCTCTGAGCGCTTCGCTCGAGTAATGGATCGCTTAAATAGCACTGACAATAATGATGGCACTCAAGAGCAAGCAGCAGGCCTGGATATGGATGCCCAGCGCCGTTGGGAGGAAGCATGGCGCGAGCAAGCCGCACAAGACGGCATTGCAGACTACGACCCTAATGCTGATCTTCCCGATACCACAATCACGATTAACGGCGACGACGCAGCGCAAGCAGGTGGCTTACAGCTGCAAGATTCTGCTACGCAAATTGAACAAGCAGCCCGCGAGACAAACACCGAGCCTACCCCCGCTCAAGCCGAGGCGGGCAACTATCGAAAGGGGCGCATAAGGCTAAACGGATTTGATATTGCCATCGAGAACCCTAAAGGCTCAACACGTCGTGGTACCACACCAGAAGGTGCTCAGTGGGAAAGCCTGATGGCACACCACTATGGTGATATTAAGGGCACGAAGGCGGCAGACGGCGACAATCTCGATGTTTTTGTAGGTGATAACCCTAGCTCCCAGCGTGCCTATGTAGTTGATCAAATCAACCCTGATGGCACCTTTGATGAGCACAAGGTGCTACTTGGCTTTGATTCATTAGAGCAGGCACGCCAAGGTTACCTAGATAATTATGAAGACGGTTGGCAGGGGCTGGGTGATATTTCTGAAACGTCCGTTGAAAACCTGAAGCAGTGGGTTAGTAAAGGCGCTATGGAGCTGCCTTTCGGCAATGTGCCTACAGCCAATAGGGAGATGGCAGAAGAAGCGACTCCTGCCATTGCCCCCGATCAGCCTTCTGCAGACCCAGACACAAAAACACCGCGTCGCGTACCCGTTGAGAGCATTCAAGTAGACCCCGAAGCCTATCAGTTCCGTACAGAGGTGAATGAGCAAGGCGTAGATAGCCGCCTTGAAGGCATCGAGAAATGGGATGACTTGCGTGCGGGCAACCTAATTCTGCATGAGCGCACCGATGGCAGCGTGTACGCAGCTGATGGCCACCACCGCATTAACCTAGCTCGCCAGCTACAACAGCCAGACGTGAACGCGATTGTGCTGCGTGAAGCCGATGGCGTTACCGTTGAGGATGCGCGCCGCGCTGCCGCTGAGGCGAACATTGCTGCAGGTAGCGCCACCGCAATGGATGCCGCCAAGGTGTTCCGCAATAGCGAAGGCGATATCGATACGGTGATACGCGAGAGCAACCTGCCGCGTACTCAGCTTGTGCGCGACGGTGCCGACATTGCCAAACTGGACACTGAGCCGTTTGGTGCGGTGCTTAACAAGGTAATCACTGAGAAGGACGGCGCGGTTATCGGTCGTTCTTTTGCCGACCCCGACCAGCAGCTTGCCGCCGTCGGTGTTTTCCAGCGCGTGAAGCCGACCAACGACAATCAACGCGAATTACTGGCTAACGAAGTGCGCCAAGCAGGCTTTGCCGAAAGCCAAGGCGAGCAAGGCGGTTTGTTTGGTGATGATCCGGCAGAGTCGCTTATTGGTGAGCGCGTGAAGGTCATGGATAACCTTCGCCAAACCCTGGTGCGCGACAAGCGCTTATTCGCTACGCTGAACGATAACGCCCAAACGGCTGAGCAGGCAGGCAACCGCATCGCCAAGGATCGCAATAACGCCCTACAGGAAACCTCGGCAGACGCCATTGCGCTACTTGAGCGAGCAACAACCACGCCAGAAATTAACCAGCAGATCAACGACGCCGCGCGCCGTGTGAAGGATGGCGAAACACTGGCCAGCGTGACGCGAGAACTTAAAGAGGCATTACTGAATGGCCCTAACAGCACAGCAGCGAGCGAAGGACGTACACCAGCACCTAGCAGCGGACAGGCTAATCAAGCAGGGCAAGACGCTGGAAGAAGTGAACCAGTACCTGCAGTCAACGACGCACGAACAGCGCGTGCAGGAGAACAACGCCCACGCACTAGAGCAGGAGCGCAAGCAGAGCCAGCGGTAACCCTCAAGGCCGACGGCAAGCCGTTTCAGACGCGCAAAGCCGTCGAGCTATCCAAGCGCTTCCGTGATACGCCCAACGCCCAGCCCGTTGAGGTAGAGGGTGGATGGGGCTTTGCTGTGCAGGATGCTGCTCAAGGTGACGCTGATGCCGCCATAACTGAGCAACAGACTTCACAGCCTTCATCTATTGCTTGGCGACGACGCTCCAACGGCAGTCGTGTATGGGAAGGCAGCGACGGCACTGTTATCGCTGATCATTCTATGGGGAGCGGTGGAAGCCGTATTCCCATGTTTATGGTGTTCGCTGATAAGAAAGCCTATGACCAGGGCAATAATTTCACGACTGGTAAAACACTGACTGAGGCTAAGCAGTTGGCATTATCCGCTGAGCGCCCGGATGCGCTTAGTGATAGCCAGCCCGCCAGTGAACGGCAGGCGTCTGATATCGCTCAAGAAAGGACGCCTGACGAAATACGCAGTGAGCTCAATCGCGTTATGGAGCCGATAGAGCAGCGCTATGCCGAGGCGCTTAAAAACGCAGACCCCAACGATCAATTGAGCGTGCTAGATTTTGCGACAGATGCAGAGCAGGCGCGCCGTCATGAATTGATACTGTCACTCCCTAGCGCGGCGCAAGAAAGAGCGCAAGCGCGAGAGCGCATCATTGAAAGGCGAACAGCGCAGCGTCAGGCAGCGCGGCAGCAAGAGCCCTTGCTCGAAACCCAAACAGAAGAAAGTCTTGCTCAGCGCGAACAGCAAGTTCAACAAGCTGAGCAAGCCGAAGCCGATCAGCGTATCCAAGAAGCGCTGCGCGCCCAGGCAGACCGTGAGGCAGGTGACTTTGTATTAAGTGGCAGTAACCGGCCTAACGATATTGCCGAATCACGCGGGCAGAACGACATATTCAGCACGCCGTCTTCCTCTGAGCCTATCACGCAGGCTACATCGCCAGTATCTAAGCAGCGCAAGCCTAAAAAGTTAACGCCGCGTCAGCAGTTGGTTAGCGATGCCTTTGGCGGCGCAATGGTAGGAGACACGATCAAGCTGGCAACCGATGTGGGCTACGCCAAAGCAGGCGATTCCTATACCGTCGATTCAATCAATAAAGACGGTACGCTTCAAGCGACCAGCGAAGAGCGTGGCAGTTCTGTGCTTATCAGCCAGGGAGAGTGGACGCAGGCCAGCAGAAGGGGGCAAGGCCCTGTTGCAGAAGTGCTAAGCGGCACAGATCAAACCGAAGCATCGACAGAGCAAGATGCGCTATTTAGTACGCAGCCAGAGACAGCTTCACGTCAGCCTAATGATGTCCCTAGCGCTGCCGACATTACCGCTGCCTTAGCAGAAACCCCAGAGCTTTCCAATACTCGAATCATACAATCAACAAAAGAACTACCGCCTGAAGCGCTGCTGGGTATGATGCTGCGCGGCGTTAACCCTCGCGACGTGCGTGGCATGTTTATTGGCGAAGAGCTGTATGTCGTTGCTGATAATGTCGCCAGCATTGAAGAAGGTGTACAAACTGCCGTTCACGAAGCGGTAGGCCATAAGGGCATTCGCGGCGTGCTAGGCGCTGAGCTAGAGCCAGTGATGCGGCAAGTCTATAACTCGCTGCCGCTGGACCCGCGTGGACGTGAGGCGCTGAACGAAGTGCTAGAAAGCTACCCGTTCCTTGATCAATCTAACCCCGAGCATCAAATAACCATCGCTGAAGAAATGGTTGCCCACCTCACAGAAAAAGGCTGGCAGCCCAATGTGCTGCGTCGCGCTGTTGCCAAAATCCGTGAACTCCTGCGTCGCTACTTCCCCAGCATGAACTGGACGGATGCGGACGTTATGCAGTTGTCTGAGCGGTCGCGGGAATACCTGCGCCGCCAACAGCAGGCCAGCGATTCAGACGCGCCACTATTCAGCTTGAATAATCGCAGCTCAGAAAGCACAGCCTGGCAGCGGGCTGAAGCCAAAGGCTTGGACATGAGCCAGGAAGGCCGGATGCAACGCGCCCGAGACATGGGTTACATTGCCTCTATCGATGAAGCAATCGCAGCGGAGATGAATGATGACGGGCAAATTACCTTCCGAGAAAGAGCGGAAAGAACTGGAAGCGATGTTTCGGGATCTCTCTCAGAAGTACCCACCGGACCAGGTGACGGATTTCGAGGCGATCTACGGAATGACCGAGGAAGCAATGAAGCGGGATTATCCAGAGGAGTACCGCAGAATTTCTACCACGGAACAGCTGAAGACATAAGCGCATTTGAGATTGGCCACTGGAGCCAAAAGGACGCAGGGTGGTTGGGACAGGGTGTCTACGTTATTGATAATCCTGATTTCGCCAGCAGCTATTCCAACATGAAGTCAGGCATGGCTGAACCAAATGTCATGCCGCTATTCATTAAGCCGTCATCCCTTCTGCGAGTGCCAGTTGATAAAAAGAAATCCATGATGAACGCAACGCCAGAAGACTCAAGGGCGCTTACGGAAAAGTTGCGCAGCATGGGGTTTGATGGTGTTGTTACTCAGCTAAAAGATAGGGATGGCTCGCAAGAGATTGTGCTGTTTAATACGGAAGATATCCGCTCAGCTCAGGCGGCTTTCGATCCTGATGGCGTTGATAGTAATGACCTGCTGTTTAGCCTTTCATCCCCCCCTGGCGGCGACTACGCCAACGACAGCACTAACTTTGCGCTACCTGATGAGTCACTAAGCCAAACCGCACTGCGCAAAATGGCAGACAAAATGAACCGACTCAAGGTCACGCAAGAAGCCATCAAGAAAGCCGGTGGCAACATCAATGAAGACAATGATGTGTACCTAGCGGAGGAGCTTTTCCACGGTAAAACAGAGCGTGACTTGAATGAGCTAAGCCGCAACTACGTCGAGAAGCTAGCCAAAGGCATGGCTGCGCGCGGCATTCAGCAAGAAGAGTTGGACGCCTACCTTTATGCTCGTCATGCGCCAGAGCGAAATGCCCGAATAGCTGAACGCAATCCTAATGATCCCAAGTACGCAGATGGCGGCTCAGGCATGACGAATGCCGAAGCGGCCGCCATCATGCAAGAGGCCGAAAGCAGCGGCAAGAAGCTCCGGCTTGAGCGCTTGGCCGCTATCGTGGATGACATGCTGGCACATCGCCGCGAGATCATCCGCGAAGGCGGACTGGAGACGGATGAGGTGCTAGATGCTTGGGATGCCAGCTATGACTACTACGTACCGTTGAAAGGTTGGGCAAATGATGAAGATGTTCCTGTGGGCCAGGACGGCAGTGGCCGGATGCGTTCTGGTCGCGGCTATGAGATCGGTGGGCGAGAAACTAAAACGGCGCTTGGTCGCCTATCAAAAGCGGCTTCACCTTCTACGCAAGCGATTGTCGATACCACTGAGTCTGTTATTCGCAAGCGCAAAAACGAAGTTGGCAATGCCTTGCTATCACTGATCACGGATAACCCCAACCCCGATTTGTGGCAGGTGTTCACCAACAACGACCCGGATACTCAGCGTACTCAGGTCGAGCGCACTAACCCAGACGGCACCAAACGCATTGAAGTAGAAGAGCGCTCGGTAGCCATGGAAATGAACGAGCGTTACTTCAAAACCAAGAAGGCGGGCCGGACATACTACATTAAGATCAACGACCAGCGCCTGCTGAACGCAATGCGCAATGTAGGGCCAGAGCAGAACAACCTGCTGGTACGTACTGCCGCAGCTGGCACACGCGCTCTATCCGCTATGATGACCAGCTATAACCCTGAGTTCATGCTGTCCAACTTTACCCGAGACGTGCAGACGGCGCTTCTGAACGTGGCGGCAGAGCAGACCAGGGATGACGGCAAGATAAAAGGCCAGAAGATTGCCAGGCAGACGGCGAGAGATATTCCCCGCGCCATGAAGGCAGCCTATCGAGGGCTTGCTGACCCTGACGCATCACGAAACACTGAGTGGGATCGTTGGTTCGATGAGTTTATCGAGGATGGGGCCAAGACAGGCTACTTCGATATGAAGGATTTGGCTGGTCAAGCCAAAGAGATCAAAAGCATTATTGGCCGTGAGAACGGCGGCACTATGGGCAATATGCTGAAGGCGAAGAAGACCGTAGCCGACTTCGTTGAGAACATGAACGGCTCCGTTGAAAACGCGGTGCGCCTATCAGCTTATGTGAATGCGCGCAGGGCAGGCATTAGCCGCAAGAAGGCCGCAAGCTTGGCTAAAAACCTGACGGTCAACTTTAACCGCAGAGGGGAAGCGGGAACTGCACTTAATGCAGCTTACATGTTTGCCAACGCATCTATCCAGGGCACCATGAACGTTGCTCGCACCATGGCTACAGTGAAAGACACGCCAGTCGGTGGCAACCGCATGAACATCTGGGGCCGCATGAACGCCGCGCAAAAGTTAGCGGTAGGCATGGCTGTAGGCAGTTACGCTATGGCCATGTTCAACCGCATGATGTCAGATGAGGATGATGATGGTGAGCTGTTTTATGACAAGATTCCCGGCCACGTTAAAGAGCGCAATCTGATCATCATGACAGGCGGCAAGGACTATGTGCGCATTCCTTTGCCTTATGGATACAACGTATTCTCAAACATCGGCACGCACGCTGAATCCGTTATGTCGGGCAAATCATCGCTGACAGAGGCGGGTAAAGATATGACGCTGGCTATTCTTGGTAGCTTCTCACCCATCGGCTTCCAAGATTCAGAGGATACATCCAACTTGGTGATGAAAAACCTCACGCCTACACTGTTAGGCTCGGTGACCCAGGTAGCCGTTAACGAAGACTTTGCAGGCCGCGTGATCTTTAAAGACAATTTCCCCTCCGGCACGCCCAAGCCAGATAGCTCACTTGCCTTCCGCTCTACGCCATCGGCTTACCAAAGCTTTGCCCAGTTTATTAATGAGCTGACAGGCGGCAGCGAATACCGGTCAGGCGGTATCGATGTTAGCCCTGACGTACTGCAGCATGTGGTCAACTATTACGGCGGTGGTGCTTGGTCATTTACTGAAAAGGTGGCGGACAGCATTAAGCGCACAGCGACTGGCGAGACCATCGATGCCCACCGCATTCCGTTTGTGGGCCGCTTCAAGTCTGAGGTCAATGAGTACGGCGATATTCAAACGTTCTACGAGCGCCGCACGGAAGTTGGGCAACTGCATGAGGAGTTTATCAATCTACCCAGAGAGGAAGCGCGCAGTTTCTATGACGAACATGGCGGCAAGATAGCGCTGTTTGATATGGCGAAAGATCTTGAAAAAACGCTGAGAGAACTACGCAAAGTGCGCGATGCCATCGAAGCCGATGAGCGCTTAACTTCCGCCGAGCGCGACGAACAGCTCGACGAGATTGAAGACGCGATGGATAGCGAGGTGGACTTTTTTAACCTGCTTTATAACCAGGCAGAGGGAACGGTTCAGTCTGAGAAGTAGTGCTTCTTTTCGAGGTATTGCAGCCGCTCTAACCGGCGGCTGTTTGCCTTATATTCTTCATTTTCTAATATCATCCAAACCACCGGCGCTACCAGGAAGACGCATACCACAATAAACACGGGCGTTTTAAGCCACCAAGGCGCGAACTGTAAATCATCATGCCACCATGACATTGCGAAAAAAGCGCCAATATAGGATTGGGCTAATAAGATAAATTTCACTGTATTAAGCATGACTTTTCTCTGATTAGAGCCTGTGTGCAAGCTTTCCTATTGCGTCGGATAATTAAATATTATGGTAGGCAATTGCGAGAATTGTTTAGTACCTTGCATCTTCACCCCGGTCAAAGTCGCCATGCCTCCAGCGGCATAGCTGGAATAGAGCCGTTACAGCCTCTGAGTTTTGCATATCATCGAGCTTTTCCATTACACACTCGTTGCTGCTCGATGGGCTATGCCATGCTGCGATATAGATTCCCAGAAAAACGCCAACCACTAAACCCCCGAATCCAATCAGCCACTTCATTTGTATTGTCCTTCTTTCTTTTCAGGCAGCCATGCAGCAATCCAAAAAAGGATAGCTGGGGATATATAAATCAAGGATGCCAAGTACCATGGAATACCTAGTCCAACATGAGCCGCCCAAGCTGCAAGTGGTAGGCCGAGCAATGATTGCATGCAAAAAGCGGCTCCTAACCCAGTTGCTAATGCTACTAAAGCCGGGTGCCAGTCAGGCGGGCAAGCTGAATAGATAGCGATACCTGAAAGCACGCCGACTATGGCGCGTAAAAAGCGCTGGACTCTAAGCACAATGGCCCCTTAATGTTAATTTTATGTAGAAATACTACCGCTCTAGCGTAGCGAGCGCCACCCAGACGGACGCCCAATAAAAACCACCCGTAGGTGGCTTCGTGATTGGCAGCGAGGGCCTGCTATTGCGCCTTCCTCTTTTCCCTTTCCTCCATCTGCTTCAAAAGCCTCTCCTCAACCATCTCGGCGATCATCGAGGCCAGCAGCTCCCGGCGTACTTCTTCGGTCAGATCAGGACTTTCAACAGAAGATGTGTAGGTGTTTTCTTCGTCGAAGCTTTCTTGCAAGCGAGCCACTATCTCCGCATTCATGGAGCGGTGATTTTCTTCTGAGGCTTGCTTGATTTTTTCTTTCAAATCAGCGGGCAAGCGCAATTTGTACTGAGGGTCTGTTTGCATAGTGTAAATAATGAACCAGATAGGTGTTGACGGCAATAAACCTAACAGGTACCTTTTAACGGTACCTACAAGGTACCTTAGCAAAAAGGAGAATCACTAATGAAACGAAACGGGCAGCAGTTCAAAGCACGATTCAACGCGGACGTAAAAGCTTGGATTGAAGAGAAGGCGAGAAAGGAGGATAGAAGTCAGACCTGGATTATCAATCATTACTTAGAGAAGGCAATGCGCCATGAATCCAAACACTCAGCAGCCTAAAAACGAAGAAGCCCCAGCGTTGAGGGACGCCAGGGCTTCGGATTACCACCAGCCATCTACGAAAGGTGACAACATGAACGCAACCAGAAAAGGTAACGCTCAAATGAATGATAGCATCACCGACCAAAGCTCGCATCTACCCGTCATCGCAGGCCATGAGATCACAACCGACGAGCATGGGCGCTTCAACCTAAACGCTATCCACCGTGCAAGCAAGACAGGAAGGCAGAAGCGGCCTTCTTACTGGATAGCTACCAAGCAAGCGCAAGAGCTAATCAGCGAGGTAAAATCCCAAAGTGCCGATTTACACTTTGAGGGTGTAGACCAAGACAAGAATTCTTGTCTTGCCCCAATTCATGCATACCATGGCGGGGCCACGCCTGGCACCTTCGCCCACGAACTACTAGCCATTAGCTACGCCGGATGGATCAGCCCCAAGTTTCAGCTTCAAGTGAATCAGGTGTTCCTCGACTACCGCATGGGTAAGCTGCAGCAAGTCGAAACAAAGCCCGCTTATGAGGCCCTGCCAAACCCTCTTACCCCAGCACATCAGCGCGGCATCCAAAAAGCCGTTGGTCGCCGCTGCTTCAATATGCCAGAAGCGGCACGCCCTAAAGCCTACAAGCGCATCTATTCCTACCTGAAAGACCGCTTCGGCGTGGCCAAGTACGATCAGATACCGGACGAACTCTACACCGAGGCGCTTGGTGCGGTGGAATCTTACACGTTCAATGGCGATTTTCTGGAAGCTGAAACGCTGCCGCAAGCCAAGCCGGTTAAGGTGCTGGATATCGACGAATGGCTGAACATGAATTACTACATGAAGTCTCGCCAGCAAAATTCAGGGCGACTCTTGGTGACCGCTAAATTCTTGCTGGATTCGGAATACCGCTCACCCTGTATGCGTTTGGTGAAAGAGCTAGAAGCAGAAGGGCATAACTTGGACGCTTGCCGCCTAGAGATCGCCAGTTTGCGACACCACTTAGAAAGCGCAGTGGCAAAACTTGAGCATGTCATATCAATGGCGCAAGGCGTCAACATTCAGGCGGTTAGCTTTGCACGCTGAACGCCAGCTATATTAAGAAGATCACTCAAGCCGCCTACGGGCGGCTTTTTGGTGCTTGGTCACTGGATGGCTTCGGGTAGCGATGCCCCGTTAGCTCCTCGATCCTATCAGCCGCCTCACGGCATGCGCGTTTAGCGGGCAGCTTGCGCAGTTTGGTGACCAGTTCTTCATCGGTGAGCTTTCGATCAAAGTATTCGGCGGGGGTTTCCATGGGCAGCTCCTGATATTTTTTTCAGGATAGCAGTAGGGAGGTTATAGCCGTTAATATAGGGGAACGGGAAGGCAGGGTATTGAGGCGGGAACAGAGCTAAAACACACGAGTATAACCGAGTATCGTTATACTGCTGTATTCTAAGCTGCTGTTATATAGGGGAAAATATAGGCTAGCTCTCTGGTCTTGAAAACCGGCATAGGTTAATAGCCTATCCAGGGTTCGAATCCCTGTCCCTCCGCCAAAACATTAAGGGAATCAGCTACTTGGCTGGTTCCTTTTTTTGTTTCTAGGCGTCAAAAAAGGGCG